CTAACCTTGCCCGTTTTCGGCGGAACGAACCGGGAAGGTGTCTAACCCGACAACAGTGCTTTGGCCAGCATTTCGATAGGCCATTTGCACGGCGTCGGTCATATCCTTGAGCATGCCGCGGCGCTTCGCCCGGCGCTGATAATGCTCGGTCATGGTCTCGCTGCCATGGCCCAGAAGGTGCTTCACCTGCTGCGGCTCATATCCGCATTCAGCGAGAACAGTTGCCACGCCATGCCGCGCGCCATGGAACGTGATGCCGGGGGCGACCTTCTTGGCCTCCTCAACTTCGTCGCGCCATTTCCCCCATGAAGTCCTGAACCCATCCGAGGTCCATGCCTTGCCCCGTGTGTTGACGAACATCGTCATCACCAGGTCTTGGATATCCTCGCGAGAGTTCTTCGCGGCCGCCTTCCGGCGCCGCTCCTCCCATAGCGCCTCCCGCCATGCGTTGTAGCGCTTCAGGATTGCCCAGAGATCGTCACAGACGGGCAATTCGAGCGCCCGGCGGGTCTTGCTCGTCGTGAGGCTCAAAAGCCGCTCAGTGATCGCGCCCTTTGACATTTTGATGATGTCGCCCTCGCGCAATCCCAGATAGGCGGCCATTGCTATTGGTGCTGCCAGATGGATAGGCGCGGCAAGAATGGTGACGGCTTCCTCTGGCATCCACGGACGGTTCGCATCGGGTAGGTCCGTAGGTCTTGCGACGGAAGAGATGTCGGAAACCGGATTGCTCTGACAGTGCCCATACTCCACGCCGTAGGCGAAAACTTTGCTGAGCGTGATCAGTAGCTGATTGGCATGCTTGAAACCGCTTAGCTCGCTCGCAATGTCTCGCAACTCCGTAATCACCTTAGGCTTGAAGCGATCAAGCATGTGGTTTTGCACGTCACCTAGCGAGTCGAATATCCGCTGATAGTCCTTCTGGGTTCTCTCCCTCAGGCCTTTCCAATGGGCCGACTTCTCCTGGTATTCTGCGATCAGGACGCGCAGCGTGCCGGCGCGCATGGCGTGGGGCTTGTAGAGGGCATCGAGGCGGGCGACTTCGGCGGCCAACTGCGCACCGGTCAGGCTGGGATCAATAGCCACCTGCGGACAGCCCTTGCGACGGTAGTAGCGCCTGAGCTTACCGTGCCGGTCGGTGTATTGCTTTATGCCCACGATCTTTACCAGCACGGAAGGCGGCTCCGATGATGTCACTGTCATCAGATGCCGGTGATTGGGTCATCGTGTCCAGCCATTCGTCGAGGCGGACGCGATCATAGCGGACGCAGTTGCCATAATTCACAGGCTGGACGTGCGGTCGCGCGGCGGATTCGAAGCGGGCTGTCGATGTGAAGCCGCAGTAGCTCGCGGCCTCATCTTTGCTCAACATTCGCTTGGGCGGTGCGCTTAATCGCATTTATTCGCCTCCCCCAAGCAATCGCCAGAGAGCAGTGCGGATGGCTCAAGAGAGCCAACCAGTATCCGCCTGCGGTAAAGCTGGGCCAGCGCATTTGCAGCCGTCCCTTCCTGGTCCTCGGCGAGCGACACCGGGTATTTGTCGCCCAGCACCAACAGAAGTTCTTCCGCCTGGTTGCGGCGCGGGAGCAGCGTCACGAACTCGGGGACCACGCGCTCATCGAGCAGGACCACCTGAACGTGCTCGTCCTGCAGGATGCTGAGACAACTGTTCTGGTCGATCCGGACGAGCACTGCTGGCACCATCGGAGCGGCACTCATAGCTTGCCACCCAGTTCTTCGTACCGCTGAAGGAAAGCCTCTGCTGCAACATCAGGCGCCCATGGGATGATCTTGAACGAATAGGGCTGCGCGCCTCTAGACCATTCCCATTCTTCACCACCCCATCGCATCAGATCGCGCCGCTCAGTTGCGAGCATGCGAAGATCCATCAGCTTGATTGCGTCTGGGTCTGCGATAGCAACACCGAAGCGTGCTGCATTCGCAGCCTCGCAGCGCTTCTCGACAGTCTTATACTCAGGGCAAAGCGACTTCAGGGGGCCCGTCATGTCGCCACACACCGGTTCGCCAAGCTCATGCATCAGGAAGTCGTGTGCCAGATCAAGACGGTCATCGTCTTCCGCCTGATAGCTCCCACGAACGCAGTGTTCGGCCACGCTATAGAAGACGCGTCGCTGAAGGATCGGGCTCCAACATTGGCCTGCAAAGCGACAAGCATAGGCAAGGCCGTAGGCTACATCCTCAATAGTAATCTCGGACGTCTCGGGAGCCTCGAAATCGTAATAGGTGCCGGATCCGAGCAAGATCGTCGGTCCTTTGATCCTACGAATGGACGTCTGCTTCATCTCGTCGATCGTTGCCATCAGCTTCTCCCAACTTCGGCGAGCGCTTCGTCGCGAGCACGGTTCAGCGCGGCCATCAGTTCATTGCTCCCGCCGCGGTCAGGGTGCGCTGTCTTCGCCTTGTCGCGGAAATGCGATTCCACCAGGTTGGATGTCGGCTTGTCGTTGGGGCCGAAGCCAAGCTCTTCGCGCCACGTCCGCGTGGTGCTTGGCGACGGGAGTGCGGCGAACCCCGTGAAGGTTGCCCGCACCAGCGCCAGCGTGCCGTGGCGCAGTTCGGTGCGCCGAGCCTCGATGATGTGGTGGATGGCCTGCAGGTTGGCCTCCACCTTCGAGTAGCGATCCACGGGAATGCAGACCGACAGGCCATCCCAGGTGAACCAGACCGACACGCCCGGATCCTGCGGGTTGTTGATGCCCAGCGTCACGTTGCTGCTGATGACGATGTCGCCCAGCGGCTTTCCGCTGTCGGCAGCAAACCGGCGCAGGCTGTCCTGCACGTTCTTGATGGCACCGGCGAGGGTGGTCTTAAACTGGCCGGCCTGGCGGGCGGCCTTGTACCGAGGCATGGTTTCGGGCCAGGCGAGGGGGTATGGGGTCATCACAGGCTCCGTATCTTCGAACGCTCGAATGCGTCGCTATCGGCATGGTCTTGGGATGCGCGGTATTCGCGGATCAGGTCATCGCGGATGTGGCCTAGGACGAACCCGGTAAAGGGCCGCAGGAACTCGTCCGGATCGTCGCCGTCGCCATACCCAAGGTCGCCGGCCCACTCATTGGCGAAGTCGGTGGTGATGTCCTTGGCGTCCTGCTCTTCGGCGAAAACCCGGTAAACCTGAAAGCTCTCACCGTGCTCCTCGAGGATGTCGGCAAGGAAGTCGCGGGCATCGACGACCTCGTAGGCGAAACGGACTGGCGCCCCCTCGAAGAGGATAACCAGCACTTCAATCGGAAGCGTCATGCGGCCCTCCTGCTGATTTGACGTGCGTTGCGAATGATTTGGGTGCCGGCGCTTGTGTCGCCGGAAACCGCGTAGAGCAGGGCCGCAATCAAGATCGGATCGATCCCGACTGCCTCCCAATATTGGCGCTCGTTCATGCTGTGCTGCCGGCGGTGCTGGTCCGCTGCCAGCGGCACCGTCCAGCAGTCCGAGGGCTTCAGCCCCGTGCCGGCCGATCGCTTGCCATACCGGTCGTCGGCATAGCGGATGTGGGCGACCTGCACTGGCTCGTGGCCGGGCACGACGGACGGCAGTTCATGCAGCCAAGCCATGTGCTGCTTATCGTGCCGCCTGGGTTGCTTCTGGCGCAGCCCGTCCAGCGAGAAGGCGGTGTCCGGACGGTTGACACGGGAAGCAGTCATAGCCCCACACTCCGCTCGATCGCCGCTCGCTTAAGGCGCTTCCATAGGCGCCACTGAGCAGCGTCGGCTCGCCGCGCCGTTTCGTGGACGGTCGTCCATGCCTCAACCATGGCAACAGTCGCCAGTATCGATTCCGCGCGGCGCAGGCGGCGTCTAGCGCGGTTGCGGGCGGCCTTCATCCATCGCGGGACCAGCTTCCAATGGTCAGCGCAGATCCATTCGATGTACGGACCGAGGACGTCACCTTTGCGATCGCCACGGGTCCGCGTGCAGCCTGGCACGCTGCAGTTCAAGCGCTGCTTCATCTGAACGTCACCCGGCCGCGAACCGACCATAGGAAGGTGTTGCTCCGGCCATAGGTCCACCGGAGGAAGAAGGGAACGGGACACCTGGGCATCACGCTACCACCGTGATTTTCTCGGCCGCTCGAGTCACCGCCGTGTAGAGGTGACGATCGCGGTCATCGCGGAAGACGGTGCTCTCGTCGAAGAGATAGACGTTTTCCCATTGGCTCCCCTGGGCCTTGTGGACCGTCAGCGCGTAGCCGAAGTAGAACTCGTCGTACCGGCGTCGATCCTTCCAATCGAACTCCTCTTCCCGGCCCTGGAACCACTTTTCGTGAGTGAAGACCAAGGCGTCACCGGCGCGTGCGCCAGCGTCGTCTGGGCGAAGCAAAAGCTCCATATTGCCGCGACCTTTGGGGAAGGTCTGCTTTACGAGCCATAACTGGCCGTTGAGGAGGTTCTTCTGGTGATTGTTCCGCAGGCAAACGAGGCGGTCGCCCGGCACAGGCTCGCGGTGCGGCATCCCCTTCAGTTGACGGATGCGATCATTGTAGATGATGCGGGTGGCGTTCTTGCCGCATAGCACCTGGTCGGCAGTCAGAACGTCATCGCGGTCGACATTGGCTGCGCGGATCACCTTGCTCTCGCCATAGGTGCCGAAATCGAGCCCGTTGCCCTCTCGAATGTCCATCGACATGCGGATGATCGGATTGTCGGCGGCCTGACGGTGGATCTCGGTGAGCATGATGTCTGGCCGGACGTCGGTGAAATAGCCGGCGTCCTTGACTGGCGGTAGCTGGAACGGATCGCCCAGCACCAGAACCTTTTTCCCGAATGAGAGGAGGTCGCGCGCCAGCTCGGCGCCGACCATCGACACCTCGTCGATGACCACGAGATCCGCGTCGACTATTTCACTATCGGGGTTGAGGACGAACTTCGGCTCCCCGCCGATTTCGTTGACCATTGTGTAGATAAGGCTGTGGATCGTGCTGGCGCCGAAACAGCCACGCTTGCGCATCACCAAGGCGGCCTTGCCTGTGAAGGCGGCGAATACGACCGTGTTCACCTCTTCGGCCAGGTGCACCGCGAGCGTTGACTTGCCGGTACCAGCCCAGCCGAACAGCCGGAATACCTGCTGTCCCTGCGGGTCACGTAGCCAGGTCGACACCTGCTTCAGGGCGCCGTCTTGCTGGGGAGACCACTGCATTAGGCAGTCCTCGCCAACTGGTCGATGTTGCCGTGCTCGACGGTGAAGGTGTAGGCGGCGACCCAAGGGTTTCCGTACCAGGAGCCGTCCTGTGTGGTCGCATCCATTTCACCGTTTACGTAGGCCCAAAGAACGCTGTAGGCGGTCCTCGCCGATGAGCCGACACACCACTCGTCGTCTTTGACTTTGACGCCAAACTGCTCGTTGCGATCGGTGAAATCGGTCTTGGCGATGCCCTCAGCCAAGGCATCGGCCTCGCTGATATCCTGCAGCCGCTCGACCCGCACATCGGTGACGGTGAGTGTCATGCGAGAGGCCCAGCGGGGCATGTGCATGGCCTGCCGATGCTTGCCCAACCAAAGGTCTGTCGGTTCGTCCGCCAGGTAGCGGAGGGCACATTCCTTTTGTCGAAGGACCGGACCGCCGCGTTTCGAGTTCGCCGGCGCCCAATCGTCGAATACGCGCTGCACCTTCCAAGCTTCACGGACATAGAGCCGGTCGCCAGGCTGGATGCTGCACTTCACCAGCACCTGCAAGTTGAGGGTCTGGTCATGGAACGCAAAGTGGGGAGCGCCCGGCCCGGAGACGATGCCAAGAAAGCGATACCGACCTGGGTTCTTGTTTATCTCGCCAAGGCCACCGACGCGCCGCGTCTGCGTCTTGGTGCCGGCGAGCAACGCGCGGACCATGGGGCCAGAGAAGAGGAAGGGTTTGTCAGCCATTGGACTTCTCCAGCCACCACTGCGCCGAGAACTTGACGTCCTCGTCCATGTCGGATTTGTCGATGATCCACGAGAGGTAACCGCGGTCGCTCTGGGCGACCTCTTTGAAGGACTTGCCGCGGTGCTTGCCGAACGTGATGTTCGTCAGGAAGGCGGGCTCCTTGGAGATCTCCACCAAGCGGCCGAGCGGCCGCAGGCGCAGCAACGCTTGCAGGATGTGCGCGGTCACGTAGGCGTCGGGCAAGGCCCGGTGCGGCGGGTCTGAGAGCTTGCGGTCGCACGGAAGTTGCAGATGATACCGCAGGCCCTGATTGGTGTGGTTCGGCGCATCCGGCCAGGCGCGCAGGGCGCACTTGTAGGTGCAAATGTAACTGCGGCCCCGGCCGTTGAAGAAATGCTGTTCGAACTTGGCGTTGTGGGCCGCGTAGACATCGGCCTCGGTCATGCCGCGAAGCAGGTGCGGGAACACCGTCATGCTCGGCGGCGCGTCGGCGACGTCGGCGTCCATGATGTGGTGGATTGCCATAGTGGCCGCCGGGATAAAGCCGGAAGGCTTGAACAGCGAAGTCCAGCAGCTTTCCATAACGATGGGGAAGCCCTCGGCGAGGAGGTCGACGTCGATGGTGCCGGCTTCGATGATCTCGGAGCTTTCATCTTCGGGGTAGCCAGTCGTCTCGAAGTCGAGGACTCGAGCGATGGCGGGGGAGTGGCTGAGGTCGAGTTCGGTCATGCCACGAAACCCTGCAACCCTTTGCCCTCAGGGGACGGCTGCTGTCTAAGCGCGGCCAAGGCTGCCTCCCGAACGAAGTCGGTTGAGCTATGGCCCGGCCTAGCGGCACAGTACTCGTCGATCTGGTGCAACCAGCGACGCAAACGTGCGATCTCCCGGTCGCTCTCAGTAAGGATGTTGGTGTCGAAGTCCGAAATCGCTCCCTTCAAAGCAATGTTGATGTCCTGGAGCTGGGAGATACCCATCGGCGCGTAGAATGGGCGATCGTCCGCCGGCATTCCGCAGGTGTAACCGCGCGCCCAACAGGCGAGGTCGGAAAGACCGTCTTGGATATGGCGAGCGGCCTCGGGGGAAAGGTTGATTTGAACGCCGGCCATCACCCATTCGTCTCCGCGTCAGCGAGCACTTCGTCGTACCTGGCAAGCCAGAACCCGGTCTGAGCCTCATTGAGGCCTTCGGGCGCTTCACGCTCGGCGCCGGACAGCGCCGTTGAGGTCGCATCCCGCAGCACTTCTGGGTCTGCCTGCTCGTCGCTTGGTGGGTTCTTGGTCTTCAAGACGGCACCGGAGGAGGAGCGGATTTCGCTGAAGAGCGCCGTGATGGCGGTATGGCCATTCACGTGCTGCCCCGCGTCAGCGGGAACGATCAGCTCGCCCGCGCCGCCGCGGGAGTAGCCAGTGGGCAGGATCCCAGACTTGATGGCACGAATGGCATACTCGCGGTTAAGCCAGTCCACTGCGCTGGGATCCGTGATCGGTGAGGCCACCGTCTCGGAAACCTCTGGCTTTCGTTCCTGGGCCTGCGGCGCCAGCTCTGCGGCAACGGTGTCAGCATTGAAGCCCGTCGATGACTGGGATGCCGCAAGGCGTGCGGCCAGGCCGGATCCAGCGGGAGGCGTGACGTCGCGCATCTGCTGCGCCCCCTCCATCTCGTCGATGTCGTAGATGCCGAGGAGGACGTCCGGGAAATGCCGGCGGCAAAGGGCCCGACCGGAGTAATAGCAAAACTGCTGGTCCGGATCGTTCTTCCACAGCGGCGAGTTCTTCGGCGTGATGACCGAAAACTTCGGCGACTTGTATTCGACCTCTTCACCTTCCAGGGTGGTCGCCGATGCGATGCAGAGGCGGTCGTTGCCTTCGCCTTCAAACCGGTACCGGATGCGCCCCTTGATCGGCGCACGGCGGAGGATGACGGCTTGAATCAACTGGCTTTCATAGGCGAGCTGGTCGTTGACCTCATAGCTCTTGTTGGCCACGGCATAGGGCGACATGCCCCACTCGACGGCTTGGATAACGATGCCGAAGCATGCGCCAGGGTTGTTGCGCAGGTGCTTGCGGACCGCCTTGTCCGATCCGGCCATGAGATAGGCGATATCGCGCGCTTCAGCGACGGTGTGGAAGACGATGCCGCCACCTTCAGATGAAAGGCGCGTCAGGGTGTTGCGTGCCTGCGCTGGCGCCGGCAATGCGGCCTGGTCGGTGGTGGGGTGCTCGGTAAGGTCGATGGTCATGCAAACTGCCTTTCGAGCATGTCGAGACGCTTGTCGAAGTTCTGACGGCCGGTGTCGGGAAGGGAGAGGGGCTGGGCATCCGCCTGGCTGGCCGTGGGGCCCGGCCAATAGCCGCTCTTCATGCAGTGCTTGAAAATCTGAATGGCGGTGAACACAGCGCGCTCACCCCGAATGATGTCTTCGTCGAGCAGGGTGCGGATCGACACTGCGTGCGTGTTGCCGGTATCGACGAAGACGAGATGGAAGCCTTCCATGTGACGGCCAAGCACGGCGGCAGAGCCCATCCCGACAAGGGCGGCCTGCACGAAGTATCCGCGGTCCATCACGGTCCAGCTCAGATCCCGGTCTTCGACGCCGGAGCTGGTGGTCTTGAGGTCGGCAAAGTCGTTGCTGTCGCCGGGGATTGCGTCGGGGCGGGCCTTCAGCCAGACCCCGTCATATTCCCAGATCAGCGAGCGTTCGATTTCGCCCGAGAGCGCGCCGCCTTGCGCGACCAGCGGCGTATTGGCCAGGCCGCAATTGGTCATGCCCTTCTGCCAATCGAGAACGCCAGCCATCCCCCTGATTTGCTCGACCTGAGTGGGTGAGAGGACGGCGCGGCCTTCCTCGGCGCGAGCTTTCAGCCAGTCCTTACAAACGGTGCGGTTGCCGTGCCACTTCTCGCCTCCCAACGTTTCGGGGCGCGCGACAAAGTGCTTGCCGAAGTCGGCTTCGCCGAGCGCAAGGTGGTGCGCAGCGCGGCCGAGAACATAAGCCTCCTTCTCCGGCTCTTCCGCACGGTTAGGGTTGAGTTCGGAGTGCTTCCAGAATTCTGCCGGGCTGCGGAGCAGCCGACGGATGCCGGTACTGGAGAGCGATGGGCCTTCGGTACACTGGCGGTGATACCAGTCGTTCGACATGTCATAATAGCCTAGCGACGTGATGATCTCGCCGTCTTCGACTTTACGAAGTTCGGTCATGGGTGCCTCAAAATTTGATGGTGGTGTGGGGGATGCTGCCGGCGGCGATCGCGGTGATGATCTTCCACGCCTTGTCCTTGCCGATACCGGCCGCCCGCATGACAGCTTCCTCGGCATCGAGCATGATTGTGGTGCGGTGCCGCTGATCGGCCGCGCGAGCATCGGCCTCTTCTTCCTCGCGAAGACGTTGGGCTTCCGCCTCGTCCAAGACGCGCTGAGCGGCTTCGCGCTCACGCCGCTGGGCGTCTGCCTCCGCTTCGGCGGCACGCGCTTCTTCCGCGGCGACCTGTTCTACGCGCTGCCTTTCTTCGACATCATCGAGTGATTTCAGGGCGGCCAGCTTAGCGGCCTCGGCTTCCTCGCGGCGATCGCCAAAGGATTCGTCGATGACGACCTTCTCCTGCAGCTCCCGCCGAAGGATGATTATGGGGTAGGGGCGGCCGTCTATCAGGCCGAGGCCGCAATTGACGATGTGTTTGATCTGGGCATCGACATAGGCTGCCTTGCGTTCCGCGTCCTCGCGCGCCTTCCTCTCGGCCGCCTCCGCCGCGTTGCGGCGCTCCGCCTCCTCCCTAAGACGCGCAAGTTCGATGCGCTCTTCGTCGAGATGGATCTGGCGCTGGAGGGCAGAGTTCAGGATGGCAAGGCTGGTGTCGCGTGCGTCGGAGGCGACGTCGAAGAAATCGCCGAGGTAGTCCAGATGGAGCTCGGTGTTCTGAACCTGCTTGATGCGGGCCCGCAGGGTCTCGGTCGTGTCCTCGATCGTTACCTTGCCGGCTTGCTTCAGGCCGTCGACGATGGCCTGACACTGGGTCTTCCGCTTGGCTTGCTCGGCCTCCCAGTCGTCGAGGGGCTTGCGAGCCTTGTCCCGAAGGGCATCAAGCCGGTTGCGCAACTTCCGGCGTTCAGCATTGACCGACTGGACCTTCTTGTTCGCTTCCTGGATCAGTTCGGCGCCGGCGTCGTCGATTGCGGTCTTGGTCCGGCTGATTTTGTAGGCGAGCGAGGCCACGGCCTTGCGGCCCTTATCACTTGCCAGGTCAACTGGGGCCGTCGTGATTTCCTGCTCGATGTGAGCAAACAGCTCGTCTGCCTTGGCGGGATCGTTGAACACCAGGGCAGGGGTAGTCTCTACCAGCACGGCGATGCTGGTGGTGGCGCTCGACATGGCGCTCTCTCCGATGCTTGGGGTGGCGTCCGTCATGGCTGAACCACCAAAACGAGGACAAAGAGGGCGACGAGGAAAGCCAGCACCGCCCAGTAGTAGGGAGGAGCGTCAGCCGACAGCACCCAAAGGGCGTAGACGAAGAAGGCCGCGAGACCGGCACTTGCGCCCCAAGCGATAATCGTCATTGGGCGGTTCATGACTTGCCGCCGATCAAGCGCTCGACGTCCTCGACGACAGCTTCAATGGTGGTGTCGACCGTCCAGCCGTCATCAGGGATCTGGATTTGAAACTCGACCTCGATCTCCATAAGCACATCGAGAATGTCGAGGCTGTCCATTTGGAGGTCGCCCAGTGTCGTCGAGCCCGGCTTGGAATCGGCGGAGTGCGCGAGAATTTCGAGGATGCGGTTCTGGTTCGGGGTTAGGGTGCTCATTTCGGCGCTCCGACGAACATGGCGAGCGTCGCGGCGACTGGCATTTCCTTCAATGCAGGGCTTGCAGCAGCCGCCACCCGCTCAAGGGCTTTCCCCGTCGTCATCATCGCTATGGAAGCCATCACCGACACCTGGGCGGTAAACTTCGCCTGTGTCTGACGCGGCAAGCGGGAGAAGTCCGCCTTCATCTGCCGCTCAAACGACCGGTTCGCCTTGCGCCGGATTGCCTCAGCGGCATTACCGCCTTCGGCAACGATCTCTTCGTCGTTGAGACGCTTCACGCCTTCGCCGATGAGGGTGCCGAACACCATTCCTTCGTCGCGAAGAAGCCGGCGCAGGGCTGTTCGCAGGGGGCCTGATGACCCGTCGACGTCACGAGAAATCACGGCACCCAGTTCTTTGTAGGTGAACGTCTGGCCGACAGTCGCCGATGACATGTGCTGCATCAGCAAGCGCGCATCAGCGGACATCTGGAAGGTTGGGCTGGTCATGGGGTCTCCTTTTGGTGGCTGTTGCTATGCGCAGCACTGAGGGGTGGTGCGTGGCGGATCGACGAGGTGCGGGGACTAGACCGTGGACCACTGGAAGCCGGTGACGTGGAAGCGGCCGAGGAAGCCGCCCTTCTCCGGGCGGAAGCGGCCAATACCGACGAGGCGTCCAGCCTCAGTGATCGCCTGTTCGAAAATCGCTTCGGGGATGATGTCGTCGAGGATCGCAAAGCGAGCGACCGCCTCGTATTCCTTGATGATCGGGAAGCGGCGACGGACGCGCTTTCCCGACCCGCGAACGCCGTCGGCATTCGCCCAAATATCAATCTGTTCAAGATCGTCTTTATGGATGCCGAGCGAGACGTCGGCCTCGCATATCTGGCCGGCTGTGAAGAACTTGGTGTAAGTGGACTTGCCGCGACCCGGGATGCCGATGTTGAGGCGCTTCACCGCTTCGTCCACGGACATCTTGAGTGCCATCGCGGGGATGCACACGATGCCACTGCTATCGTAGGTGGCTTTCTCGCGCCAAAGACGCTTGTCCCAACCGTCCGCGCTTTCTTTCTCGAGCTTCGGAAACTGATCCGGGTCGACCGCCTTCGATTGGCTGTAGGGAGTGGCGGACTTAATGGTGACGAGACAGATTTTCACGATGACCTCCTATTTGGCTGTTGCGATGCGGAGCGGAGCGTAGAGCTGCGTTACGAAGCGTGGCGCTGCGCCATGATGTGATGCGGCTCGGCGATCGGGGCTTGCCCGGCGCCTGACGCGGTCAAGCGTCTGGAACGAGACAAGCTGTGGCTGGTGAGTGGCAGAGATGAGCGTAGCGAGGCGTTGCGTAGCGTCGCGCCGAGCAGCGGCGTGTTGCGCCGTTTTCGAACAACCGTCCGGAGACCAGCACCACGCGGGTGCTGGCGACCTGAAGGTTGGGGCTGGTGAGTGGTGATGCGGCGAGATGCGCCGCGTAGAGCGGCAGAGCTGCGCGGAGAGACGCGTCGTAGAGGTTCCCCTCCCCAAGCCGGTCCACGCGGAATCAGCCAAGCAAGGGAACGAGTGATGGTTGACAGCAGCGCTCACGCCACCTCTCCCACAAAACGGGTCCAGAGGGCGTCGAGCCAGCCGTGCATGACAGCAATCATCGCCTCGTAGGGGCGAAGCTCTGTCCACGCCGAGCGATCAGCGACGACCCCGGGGGCGGACGAGCGGGCGGCATTCCAAGCAGTGTCGAGCCGCCGCTGGTGGACGATGATGGCGGCGGTGAGCACCGCCATCGAATGTGTTGGTGGGAAGTAGGGGGCGGGAGACGCGACAGCGGAAAAGAGCTTTGCCAAGATCGCATCTTCATCGACTGCGCCTACGCCATCACATGGCGGCGCTGCCAGCGGAAAGTCGGTAGGGGCGCGGCCGTGCCACTCCTCAAATGCCTTGAGGAAAGACGCTTGGGCCGCCGAGGATGGTGGTAGGGGCTGCATCGGTTGCTCCGGTTCGGGACAACCAATGCATAACCAATCAATTTGTGATCAGCAACAAAAAAGATGGTTATGCGACAAATCTTTTGGTTTTTTGCCATTGACAGAGGCATGGCAAATCCCCCTATAACCCCCTTGGGAGTTCTGGGTGAAATCGAGTCACACTGAGGATCTGGAGATAGTTTAGGGGCCGTAAGGCCCCCTATGTACATACCTAGTAGATATACCGCGCGAGGCTTACGCCGCGCTTTATTCCTCGAAAAACTCTAGCTGAAAACAAAACTGGGGTGGAGTGATGCCGCCCCATTCCGGCGTCGTATAGGCCCTGGCGAACCAGCCTTGGGCAAGAACGAGGTCGTCGGAGGTGCCGTGAGGAATGTTGTCTCCTCGTACCAGGGCATTCTGCAGGTCTGCGGCAGCTTGTGCAAACAAGGGCTCGGCTTCGACATCTGGGATGTTCAGCTTGTTCTCAACAGCGTTCAGCAGGGTCGCAATGACCTGCTCAAATCTACTCACCAGGTACTTATCGTCACTTTCCGGGACCAGGTTGGCGCAGATATCCAGAAGTGCAAAGGAGCCGTCTGGCCTGCAGTCGAGATAGCCAGTGTGGTTCTTGATCGCTATTTGAGGTTGCTCCATCCGGTCTTCCAGGACCGCCTCGCCGACTGTCGCGTGGCGCAGTTCATCAAAGTGAAACGGCTTGTCGAATAAGGCCGGGACCGTCGAGCGCGTGGATCGGAGATCTTCGAACTCATCGACCAATGCTTGGCAAGACAAGCCGGCATCACTTGCAACGGCCGGGGTTGCGAAAATAACCAAGCATACCAGCCAATGTGCTCGCATCATTCGATCTCCGGTATCTCGCCTTCAGAAAATAGCGTGACCGGCTCCCCGAATTCACCGTTGATCAGGTCAGCCTCGCGGGACCAAGCGATCACGCCTTCATATTTTCCGCTCGCCCAAAGTAGCCTTGCCTGTTGCTTCGCTCCAGATTCGGACTGAGCTTCCCGGGCTTCAAATGCGGGCCGAAGTTCGCCCTCTTCGTCACGAGCAAACGCTACATAAACGATGAGTTTCGTTGGCAAAGGGCTCAATTGATTCTTCCAAATCTCCAGAGCACCGCTCCAATAATTTGGACCTCGTCCAAATTCCACTCGCGGGGAGCGTGTTTGGGGTTGTCCGAAATAATCCGAACGGTCTGGATTTCGTCGTTAGGCTTGCTCGTAAGCTCGAGGCGCTTGATGACAATCCCGCCAAAGGCGTCTGTGAGAGCATAGATCCCGTCCGGCGAGGGAAGGCGATGCTTCGTGTTCACCACAACGAACTCCCCATCCAGAACGGTGGGCGACATGCTGTCGCCCGAAGACGGAAGTATCGCTAAGTCCTCAGGGCTAACGCCTGCGGCCCGGAGTAGTGCAAGGGGAAAGCGCCAAAAGTCGCTTACCGCTTCGGCTGAGAAGGTCATTCCATTGCGGCCGGGCACTCCTTCGTGGACCAGCGTTAGGCCGCCCCCGCCCATTCCAGCAATGACATCGATCTGAGGGACAGTGCCTTCGGGTATGCCTTGGCGGCCCGTTTCAGAGCCGACTGTCATTCCCTCGGGCAGGGCTGCATCGACTGCATCCGGGTCGAAGCTCTCAAAGACTCTAGGTCGCGGGGCCCGGGGCATCTCCTGTTCGTCGTAAAGATAGAGAACATCGACCTGCAAGGATCTAGCCAGAACGTCCGTGTAGGTGGGGTTCTTCGTTACACCCATCTCAACCGCGGCAATTGCCTGCTGTGTCTTTCCTACACGTTTGGCCAGCTCTTGCTGAGATAGCCCCATTGCTTCTCTGGCCTGGATTACACGTTTCGGATTTATCGATCTCTGAGACTTTTTCATGCGGCAAACCTAGGCTGTCGCTCACAAATCGTCCCCACAAAGAAAATGGTTGAAACCAACCAATTCATTTGTTATTGATTTGTGCATGGAACCAAAAACAGCACTCGAAAAAGCGATTGAAGCCGCTGGAAGCCAGCGAGCACTCGCCGCGATCCTGAAGGTCTCTCAGCAGGTGGTCTCGTACCGGGTGCAGTCCGGCAAAGGTCTATCCGCTGAAGACGCGCTCAAGGTGGAAGCATCGACCGGCATGTCCAGGCATGAATTGCGGCCGGACATCTTTGGTCCACCACCAGAGCCGGCGCTTCAGGCGACCGGCTAACTACCACGCTTTCCATCATCTCCGAGCCCTCCGAGCAGCACCCCGTGGTGCGCTGACGGCTCCTCTTTGCCTGAAGGATGTTCTGAAGTGTCAGAAAAGATCAAAGCCAGCTCAGAACTGCCCCGCGCCGAACTCCGCGGTCGTATCCAGAAAATCGCTGCCCGCGTTGCCCCCGGCCTCAAGCTGTCCCGTCAGCTCGCCATCCTTGCCAACCTCATCTCCACCCAGTCGGGCAAGGAAGTCGGGGCAGGGACCGTCAAGGACTGGTGGTACGCGCTCGACGATGACGACCGTGCCGTCGACAGCCGCCACATGGACTGGGCGCGTCAGCGCGACCGCCAGGTTGCCGCGAACGACAACGGCTACCGCCTTCCATGCCCTCTGAATTTTCCCGCGGCTGCGGCCGCATGACGACCCCGTCGGCAATGGCGCCGGCGGGGATTTTTATTGGAGTGACCAATGCCCCTTAAATCGCTTTCCCAGCGTGGGTTGATCCGCATTCCCCGCAATGCCCTTCAGCGGCAATTTCTTGAAGGCGGCACCAAGCCGAGCCGAAAGACCCTCGAGTCTTTTAACGAGCACCAGGAAGATCGTCAGCTCCACCCGACAAAGGGCTTTCGGGGCCTCAGCGTTCGTCGTGGCCGCGCCCAGTATTTGATGGCGCACATCTTCGACGGTGGCACCGCCGACACGGCCACAATGCGCCGTTTCCTGCAGCACGGCTACTGAGGAGCAGCGCGATGTCAGAACAGCGCCCAAATACCTATGACGACGACGATCTCGCCGCCAAGCTCGAAGAGATCGAAGCACTGGTAGCGCAGAAGGCCTCCATTATGGCCACGGCAATGGCCGAGTGCGGCAAGATCTCCGAGAAGATCAAGACCGCCAAGAAGGAAGCGAAGGACGACCTCAGCATTCCGCTGAAGGTGCTGAACCCGCTCCTCAAGCGCCGCAAGCTCGAGCGTGAGATCGAAAAGATCGACGAGGGCATCGACGAGGACTTCGCGGATATTTGGGCCGACGCCTCCGGCCAGTTCTGCATGTTCGCCCCCGTCGAATCCGAAGCCGAGGCGGCGTAGCCATGACTACGATCGGCATGGACCCCGGCGTCACTGGCGCCATCGCTTTTCTCACCGATGACGGCGACCTGCTCTCGGTCGTGGACATGCCGGTCTTCGCCGTCAAGAAGATGGTGAAGGGTAAGGAGCGGACCCGCAACCACATCAACGTGCACTCCCTCGGCGACATTCTGCGCCCGTATGCCGGTGCGCAGGCTGTCATCGAAGATGTCCATTCGCGCCCTGACGACGGCGGTGTGCAGGCTTTCTCCTTTGGCTTTGGCACTGGAACGCTTCACGGCGCTGTTGGCGCGCTGGGGATGCAACTCGATACGGTGGCCCCCGCCAGGTGGAAGAAGCACCACAGGTTGACCGCTGACAAGGATGAAGCCCGCAGGCTGGCCACCCGCCTTTGGCCGCAGCACTCGTCGCTTTTCGCCCGAAAAATGGACGCCGGCCGCGCCGAGGCGGCGCTGATCGGTCGTTTCCGGATCGACGTTCAGCGCCAGGTCCGCAACGCCGACGTGGTGTTCTGATGAAGGTCGCAGTTCCCCCGCAATACCGCCACGACCTTTTCAATTTCGTCTGGTCGCTCGCGCAAATGGATCGCCTTGCGGACCTAATCCGCGCCGGCAACAGCCCTGTCGAAATCGCCCGCGTGTTCGCGGTCACTCCCCAAGAAATCCGCGACGTTGTCGCCCGCAACGCGGCCTATCTGCCGCAGATGAAAGCATAGTCATGGCTGGAGATCTCAATCGCGGCACTCTTATTGGCCGCCTGGGCAAAGACCCAGAAATCCGCAACACCGGCGCCGGCAAACCCGTCGCCAGCTTCTCGATCGCAACGTCTGACAAATGGAAGGACCGCGACGGGAATGAGAAGGAGACCACCGAGTGGCACAACATCGTTGTGTTCCGAGAGTCGACGGCACGCTTCTGCGAGCACTACCTGAATAAGGGTGACCAGGTCTACGTCGAGGGCGCGATCAAGACGCGCTCGTGGGAAAAGGACGGCGTAAAGCGCTACTCGACTGAGATCGTCGTCTCCGACTTCAATGGCGAGGTGCGCAAGCTCGGCAGTGCTGGCGAAGGCAAAGGCAGCCGCGACGAAAGCCAGTATGGCTCCACGCGTGACCGCGACCACGGCGGCAGCTTGACCGGAGGATACTCCGGTGGCGGACGGCCGTCCGGCAACCGCCCAGCGTTCGACACAGGTGGGCTGGACGATGACATTCCGTTCGCTCCGGAATGGCGGTGAGGGCCGCCATGAACCTCTACAGCCTTGTGCTCCACTGCGAGATAGCCACGGTACCTGTGAAGGTCTTGCCGAGGACGCTGCATGATCCGCAGATCCTAAAGTCGGATCCTGTCGCTTTCATTTTCGCCTCTCCGCCCTGCGTCGCATATGCTCGCCCCAAGGGCGGCGAAGCACCATCGGCAGGTGCAAAATGAACGCCATCCTCCACAATTCCTTCCTGTCTTTCGCCGAGGCGCATGGCTTCGACGTCAACCAAGAGCTGATCATCGACTGCTTCGCAGGTGGCGGCGGAGCGAGCGAGGGTATGGAGATGGCTATGCGCGACATGCGCGCGGCTGGGCTTCTTCCTGACGACCACCGTTGCGCTGTCGACATAGCCATCAACCATGATCCCAAGGCCATTGCGATGCACGCCGCCAATCACCCGCGGACTATGCATCTCACGGCCGATATCTGGACCGCTGATCCGCTGACTGTGACGGGCGGCATTGCCGTCGGCGCTCTCTGGGCTTCTCCCGACTGCCGCGGCTTCTCCAAGGCCAAGGGCGGCGCTCCTGTCAGCAAGTCGGTGCGTTCGCTCGCTTGGGTGGTGGCGCACTGGGCCGACCAAGTGCGGCCGCGCGAAATCTACATGGAGAACGTCGAGGAGTTCCAGGATTGGTGCGATCTCGACATGACGAGCCGGCCCGACAAGAACCTCAAGGGCAAAGAGTTCAAGCGCTGGGTGAAGCGCTTCAAGAAGATGGGCTACACGGTCGAATGGCGAGTGCTGCGCGCGAACTTCTTCGGCGCCCCCACGATCCGGAAACGCCTCTACATCATGATGCGCTGCGACGGCGAGCAGATCATCTGGCCGGCCGAAACCCATGCGGACCGCAAGTCGGAACAGGTGGCCAGCGGTGAGATGCAGGCTTGGCCGGTGGCTGCCGATATTCTCGATTTCAATAGGCCTTGCCCGTCCATCCTGATGACGAAGGAAGAGGCCAAGGCCTACACCAAGGCGACGGGAACCCGCATCATCCGTCCCCTGGCGCGCAACAGTGAGGCGCGCATCGCCATGGGCACTCTGCGCTATGTGCTGGAGCGGGAAGAGCCGTTCATCGTTACCCTCAATCATGGCGGAGACTGGTTCCGCGGGCAGGGCGGGCTAGACCGGCCGTTCAATACCGTCGCCGCTGCGCGTGACGCCCACGGGCTCGTCGTTCCCCACCTCAGCGCCTACCACAGCCCCGGTGCTGGCGGCCTCGACCGCTCGTCGGATGTGAACGAGCCGATCCGCACGATCGATACGGCCCCGCGCCATGCTTTGATCGGTGCGACGGTCGCGCCGCATCTGATGACGATGCGGAACTCGGGCAAGCCGTTTGCTGGGGCCGACGAACCAACCCACACCGTGACCGCCGGCGGTGCGGGTCTGAGTGTTGTGGAAGCGGAACTCGCTCCATTCCTTTCTCATGGCCAGCACGGAGGTCGGAGCCGGTCGGCTGAGGATCCTGCGCACACAATCGAAGCGTCGACCAAGGACACCAACCAGGTTGTGGCCGTTTACCTGAACAAGCACACGTCAGGCGGTGTAGGGACTGCGGCCGACGAAGCGGTTCCAACAGTCACGGCCAATAGCTTCATCAAGCGCCCGGGCGGCGCGTCGCCGCTTGGCGCGACGGCCGTCTACCTGGCCCAGCATAACGGAGGCCCGAGGGCGCCTATCGGTCGTGAGGTTACCGATCCGCTGTCAACTGCAGCGACGACGGGATCTCAACAGGCGGTAATCGCCGCGCACCTAGGTCGCCAGTTCGGAAACTCGGTCGGCAGCGACATGGAAGAGCCGGTCGGCGCGATCATGCCTGGTGGCGGGGGAAAGACGCAGGTTGTTTCCGCGCATATGATTTCGATGAAGGGCAGCGATCGTCGCGCCTCGTCTGTTGAAGAGCCGGCACCGGCTACCACTGCGCAAGGTCAGCATACCGGCGTCGTTATGCCTTTCATGACGGCGTATTTCGGTTCCGACGAGGTTGGTGGTGCCCCAGACGCGCCTGTTCGAACCGTCACCGTCAAGCCGCGCTTCGGTCATGTCGAAGCCGAGGTGGAGGTCGCGCCGCTTACTGACGCTCATCTCGATAGTGCGCGCAAGGTCGCGGCTTTCCTGCGCAAATACGGCTGCTGGGATGATCGCGAGTTCGTAACCGTCGGCCCGTGGATCGTAATCGACATCGGCATGCGCATGCTGACGCCCCGCGAACTCGCTCGGGCGCAGGGTTTCCGTGAAAGCTACATCCTGGCCGCCCCCTTCAATGGCGGCTTCCTCACCGAAACCGACCAGCGGCACAAGATCGGCAACTCGGTCTGCCCCGACATGGCCTATGTGCTCTTCCGGAACAATTACCGCCCAAGGCCCCGCCTTGTCGTCAACAACGATCAAGGGTGGCTGTTCTCGGCGCCCTCGACCCAGAGGGCCGCAGCATGACCCTGTTCCCCCAGCATACGCAGCGTGACATCCGCAACCTGGCGACGGCCTCCTTGTCGATGATCGCCTATTTTTACCAGTGCGAGGTCTCTGACGTCCTCGGCACCTTGATTACGCAGCCGACCTCCCATGCACCGGCTGCGGCGGCGCCCGTTCCTCCAGCGGACGCCACGGCGGAGGACGACGCCCTCTCGTCCTCCGCCGATCAATCCCAAGCGAAAGCTGCTGATGACGCAACCTCAGGGTCTGCGATGTCCGAACCGTCGGCACCGGCCGGCGGACCTCAGGAAGCCGAGGCAGTGAGTAGGGTTGGCGGTGACCGGGCACCGTCTGCAACGTCTGAGGGTATGGACGTGACGGCGGGAGAGACCGCACCCAATTCGCCAGAAACGGCACCGAGTGGCGAGGAACGGGAAACCGGCTCCGCGGCGGGTGAAAGCCCCGTCATCCGAGCTGCCGGGGATACCGGAGCGCAACCCGCGGGAGGAGAAAATGTAGCCCCGAAGAAAAGTAGGCGTACGAAAAACTTGGACGCCGCCTTGGCCGGCGGCACCCGAACTGGCGGGACGACCAGTAGCGCCGTGGGATCCGGCGCGCTCACCGACTTCGACAAGGCCGTGCTGGCGCTGCACACGGCCGATCCGCAGCTTACACGACGGGAGATTGCCGCTCGGCTTGGAAAGTCTGTCCACTACACCTCGGCTTCCGTGCGCAAGCAGAAGCTGCCCGTTATGACGGGTCGAGCGGGCGACGTCGTCCCAGAGCCACCGATCGATATATCGAAACTGCAGCGGGCCCAGCCCAAGAAGCCAGGGCCGATCGATGGCTTCACGCTGAAATACCGCGTCCAGAAGATCCACGAGCAGCACCCGAACCTTACTGCGTCGCTCATCGCGAAGCAGCTCGGGGCGAAGGTCTCTAGCGTGTCGACCTACCTGGTGCAGTTTCGCACCGCGCCCGGCGTTGAGGTGACAGACGAGAGCATGGCGCAGGCGGCCCGGGTGCTGCCGAATGGAGTGGCAGGCGAGGTCGAAGCCCGCATGAGGTCCGACGCGCAAGCCCGCAAAGCTCGGCTCGGGAAGACCTCTTAATGGCCCAGAATACCTCTTCCGCCGTGATGCAGCAGCGTCTGGATCACGGCGACAAGCTCAACTACTTCCCAACGCCGCTTTGGGCCACGCGCGCTCTTATCCGCTGGATCATTGAGAATATCGGCCCGGTCGAGGGCTTGACGTGTCTGGAGCCCGCGTGCGGTCAAGGGCATATGGCGCGGGCACTGGCGGAGTTCTTTCAGTCGGTGTCGGCGTCGGATTTGGTCGATCGCGGATACGGCACCCAAGCAGACTTCCTCTTCCCAGACGACACTAGCGAGTTCGACTGGATCATCACCAACCCGCCGTTCTCGCTCGCCGAGGAATTCATCTTGCGCGCGCTGCTGCGCGCCAGAGTGGGCGTGGCGATGCTCGTCCGCACGGCGTTCATCGAAGGGGAAGGGCGCTACCTGAAGCTCTTCCGTCCGGCACCGCCTCGAGCATTTCTACAGTTCGTAGAACGCGTTCCGATGTTCAAAGGGGTGGTCCGCAACCCTGCAGAACTCTACTGGGACGAAGAAGCACAGAAGTGGCGGCGTCCGTCGTCTGCGACGGCCTATTCGTGGGTGGTCTGGGTCAAAGACCATGACGGACGGCCCGAACTGGCCTGGATCCCGCCCAGCCGGCGCAAGCTTGAGCGGCCCGGCGACTATGAGGTGACGCCATGAGCCTCGGCGTGTCCCAACTCTTCGACCTCGAGCACAAGATCCGTGCCGAGGCCGAGCGCATCCGCTTCCGCTGGCCCGCCGAGATGCTTGCAGACCCAAAGGTAGCGGGCGAAGTCAAAGTCCACGTCCGGAACAAGCGGGCCTTCGCCGACGACCTCGATCAGGTCGGCAACCTGCTGTGCGGCATGCAGGCAGATTGGCCGCTGGTTGGGCCGCTGCTGCGCAAGGGCTACCTGGCTATGCAGCCGCCCGCACCCATGGACGACAGCCCCACCGAAGAGGATAGCGCGGCATGACCGTTCCTCGTCCTACGCTTCGTTGGCACGGGGGGAAATGGCTGCTCGCGCCCTGGATCATCGGTCATTTCCCTGCGCACAGGGTATATGTCGAGCCCTATGGTGGGGCCGCGTCAGTCCTCATGCGCAAGCAGCGCTCATATGCCGAGATCTACAATGACCTCGACGATGACGCCGTGAACCTATTTCGCGTGCTGCAGGACGACACCCTTGCCGGCGCGCTCAAGCGTAAGCTCGAGCTCACTCCTTTTGCGCGAGCGGAATTTGAGATTGGCTGGGACGAGACGACCGATCCCGTCGAGCAGGCTCGGCGCCTGATCATCAGAAGCTTCATGGGTTTCGGCTCTAACGCTCACTCCGACAAAGGGCGCGGGCACAAAACCACGGGCTTTAGGTCGAGTTCCAACCGATCGGGAACGACACCAGCGCACGATTGGCGCAACTATCCCGAAGCCCTTGCTGCCATGACCGACCGTTTGCGCGGGGTTATCGTGGAACGGCGCCCGGCACTACAGGTGATGGAGACGCATGATGGGCTCGATGCGCTGCATTACGTGGACCCACCATATCTGCCCGAGACGCGGAACAGAGCTAACCCTTACGACCCAAAGCGCCAGTATCGGCACGAGCTATCGGTCACCGATCACGAAGACCTGCTGAGCTTTCTTGCCACGTTGAAGGGCATGGTCGTGCTGTCGGGGTACCCTTCGCCTCTCTACGACGATGCGCTGCAGGACTGGCGCCGGGTTGAGCGCGAAGCTCTGGCCGACGGCGCCCGCCCACGGACTGAAGTTCTCTGGATCAATCCAAGATGCGCTGCCGAACTGGACCGCCAGTCCGCGCAACTGTCGCTGCTGGAAGACGCCTATGACTGACCGCTTCTCCGACGCATTCCTGCAGCGCATTAAGGACAAGGTGCCGATCACCGAACTGATCGGTCAGTACGTAGCCTGGGATCCGACCAAGTCGATGCCGGGCAGGGGCGATATGTGGGCTTGCTGCCCGTTCCACAGTGAGGCCGATCCGTCCTTCCACGCCCTTGAAAAGGAGGGGTTCTTCAAGTGCTTCGTCTGCGGCGACGGGTATAGCGGCGACCACTTCCAATTCCTCCGGCTTCACATGGGCATGGAGTTTGTCGACGCCGTGAAGCTCGTGGCAGAGATGGCCGGCGAAAGCCTGCCAGACGATCCGGGGTCGCCTTCGTCGCGGCCTGCGCGCGCCCCTGCGCCACGACCGGAACCACGGCAAGAGCAGCAACCCGAGGCGCCACAGCCAAAACGCGAGCGCCAGGGCAAGTGGACGCTGTTCAAGACCTACGACTATGAGGATGGCGACGGCACGCTGATTTACCAAAACTGCCGCATCCAGTTCAAAATGCCGGACGGCTCGTGGGAGCTAGATCCGAAGACCGGCAAGCCAGACAAGGATTTCCGCCAGCGCCGACCATCAGGTCTGCCTGATGGCTCGTGGGTTTGGGGCCTGAAGGCCGGCAAGTTCATGCGCATTCGCAAGGGCGATGATTTCCTTAAATACGACACGGATCTCCACGCCCGATACCCTCAGGCAGAGCTGCTGACGCTCGACGAGGATGTGCCTCACGGGCTCTACCGGCGGCGCCAGGTCGAACTGGCGATTGAGGCTGGCAAGACGATCTTCATCCTCGAAGGCGAGAAAGCGGTCGATTGCGGCGTAGAGCTTGGTATCGACCCGACCAGCAACAGCGGCGGCGGCGAGAACTTCGATCAGTCGCTGGTCGCGGTTTTCCGCGGCGCTGACGTCGTCATCATCCCCGACAACGACGCACAGATGACCGACAAGAAGACTGGGGAACCGCTGTTCCATTCCGACGGTCGACCGCGCATCAAGGGCAAGGACCATGCCGAGAAGGTTGCCGCGATGCTCCGCCGTGTGGCGCGCTCGGTGAAGGTCTTGGAGCTGCCGAATATCCCGCTCAAGGGCGACCTGGTGGAATGGGTGCAGCAGGGCGGGACATTGGTCAAGCTGTTGGAGCTGGCTGCCGCATTGCCGGTCTGGCGGCCGCGCCGGCCGGTCTCACAGTTCGGGGCCGTTGGCGTCCATGACCTGCACCGCAAAGATCTGCAGCACGAGTTCCTTATCGATGATTTCCTCGACCGTCAGGGCGTTGTTATGGTTCCCGGCTCGTCAGGATCCGGCAAGACGTTTCTCATTCTGGAGATGTGCGGCAACATCGCAATGGGCTGGGATTTCTGGGGCATGAAGACGCTTCCGGGTCTCGTGCTGTACCAAGCTGGCGAGGGCAAGCAGGGCGTTGCTAAGCGCATCGATGGCTGGTTGCTGGACCGCGGAATTGAGGACCGCAGCAATATCCCATTCGAGGTTCTGACGCGACGCATCAACCTCTTCGTCGACGACAAGGATACCGACGAGCTCATAGCGGAGGGCCGCCGCTGGGCCGAATACTACGACTTGCCCATCCGGATGGTCGTCATCGACACCTTCAACAAGGCAATCACTGGCGCCAATGAAAATGCGGGGCAGGACATGACGAAGGTGCTGGCCCGACTTGAGAGGATTTCGGTTGAGCTGGACTGCGCGGTTGTGGTGCCAATTCACAAGAGCGCCGAAGGCAAGATGCGCGGCCACACCTCCTTAACGGGAGACGTGGCGAACGTCCTCAACGTCACCGAGCTCGAAATCCGGGACCAGAACCAGCGCATTATCCGAACAGCCCAGCTCGACAAGAACAAGGATGGCGAGAAGGGGCCTCCACACCGGTTCGTCCTTCGCCAGGTCCCGGTTGGCGAAAAGCCTGATGGCAAGCCGATCACTACATGCGTCGTCGATCGCCCGAATGGTGACGAAAACGGACTCGTCGCCGAGGGCAAGCTGTCCGCAAACCAGACGATTTTCTTGCGGGTCTTGCGCGACGCGATCGACATTGAGGGCATAGATGCCCCCATGAGCGTGGTGGGCGTGCCGCGCGGTAAGCGCGTAATAGGCGCGAAGGCCTTCTTCGACAGGCTCTGGCGTAAGTGGCCATTCACAACACCGGATAACGAGCCCGAGAACCGGAAGAAAGAGTTCGACCGTGCGGTCGGCGTAGCCGGTAAGGCCCTCGTGCTGCACGGCTACGTCGAGCGCGATAACGACGCAAAGCTCATTTGGTGGACCGGTAAGTCCGACCGCACCGAGCGAAAGGCAAAGGCCGTCCCCGCTCCGGGGGCCGGCATCGATCCCGCGGTTAAGCGCGAGATCTCTCAGATGGATGCCCCATTTTGAAGAACCGAGGAGATAAGCGGCCGATGCTGAGCATTCGTCGTACCAGCCGCAATCGTGGCGGCAATGCCTACACTGAGACCCGGACGAACGCCTGGGCGGGGATGCTCGGCTTTCTCACCGGCCGAGGGTACTCGTCGGTGGCCATAGCCGAAGTGCTGGGCGAGGGGACCACTTCGGAGACCGTGCGCAGCATGTGGACGAAGTGGGGCTTCCGCGGCCGTGGTTTGAAGAGCAGGGAAGTCAGCCTTCAGGTGCCGTTTAGGGAACGGGAAAGGGCCCATATCGCGGCCCGCGCCGCGCAGCACGACTTGTCCCCCGAAGAATACTGCAGGCGCATCATGTTGTGCGCGTCGATGCCCCGGGATCGGTATGACGAAATTGTGCCGGCCGACCAATTCGAATAATTCATCCTTCGCGCTAAATATGTTCTCCAAGGTCCTTTGAGGAAATACGAATCGCCATGAAATCTGCGGCTCTGCTGATCCGACGAGAGGACGTGACTGACCTTCCTGACCGTGCCGGCGGGAAAGAGCCTCTTTGGACACCTAAGCTCGTCAAGGCTGCGCTGGTCGAAGCCTATGAGGTCTATCGCTACAGCATGGGCCGCGTTGGCCATAAGGCCAGCAAGGCGGCCTGGCCAAGCTATTATCGGGAATGGGGCGACTGGATCGAGCAGGCGGAGACCAGCGGCAGCGATGCCGTACGCCGCCGGCGGCGCCCCAGCGGTATCGACATCCAGCGTGCGGACACGGTTCTGCTTGGCTGGACGGATCATGCGGGCGTCCAGCATCCGGCCTGGTTGAATGGAGATGTCACCGAATACGAGCGAGCCCGCAAAAGCCTGGTGGCGTGGGTGATGGCCAAGCATCATGGTGTGCCGGAAGTGGCGCTCTGCCAGCGGTGCAACTGGCCGCTCGCCACATTCAAGCGTCACAAAGACTTTGCGGCTGGTCGCATTGCGACTACCCTAAATCAGGCCGGGTTGGCGGTTTGGTAGGGGCAATGGCGGGTTTGACGAGGGGCCAGCAGCGCGTGCTGGCATTCATCCAAGAGACTATCTTCGAGACGGGTGTCGCGCCGAGCTACGAAGAGATCGGTGCTGGTCTAGGTTATGCGAGCAAGAGCGTTGTTCATCGCATAGTCCAGCAGCTCGTCGAGCGCGGAGCGATTTCCATTCTTCCCAATCGAACGCGCTCCATTCAACTCCTGGGCCACCATCGTCATAAACGCTGGGTGGAGGTGCCTGCTGAGCCTCCAGCCGGCGAGCTTGACGAGGCACGTGCGGCGGCAGAAACCGCTCGTGCTCAAGGTGAAGACCCGTACTGGGTGTTCTGGCAGGCTATGCTTGATCGATACCAGCGGGAGTCTTAGTGGGCCGCAACGTCGCTGACGTCGACCCCAGGGAAGCTTGGACCGAACATCTCCCGGCCTGCGGGCCCAATCTGGGAATTTAGGTCGATTGCCGCCTTCAGCATTGCCTCAGCGCGAGGCTTAATCTGCTGGATAAGGCTTTCCATCTCCACAGTATGCGGCCGAATTTTAGCCTCTGTTTCGGGAGTGGCCGGCGTGTAGAGCAAGGTGCCGTCGGCCGATGTCGCTGAAAGCATGTCTTTCAGGTTGGCCCGCAACTTGTTGTATAGGTCAACGCTGTCGTTGAGCACTTCGTGTTGCATTGTCAGTTCGACATACTTCGACACCAGGTCATATTTCCTGGCATCGATGAATGGGAGTAGCTCGTCAATCTCTAACGGCTGCAACCGGGACCCGCCAACGACGCCAGCAATTCTTGCCCAAAGTGGCGCGCCCGTAAGCCGGTGCTGATTGGCCTTATCGAGCTGATTGTGGATCGCATCGACTGTCGACTTCACGTCATTGAGCATAATTGAAGCACGCATCATCAGTTTGATCGCATTTGCCCGAGCGATAGCGGTTCGATCCGCCTCCGCTTGCTTTGCGGCGTCCTTAGCGGCATTGTTTTGCAGCTTGGCCGAGATCGCGCCGCCGACTACCGCGCCGATAACTGCACCGGCCAGACCAGAGCCGATCGCTACCCAGTCCGATATTGCAAAGCCCAGCCACAGTTCAGGCGACGAACTCTCGTAGAAGATGGGCAGCCAGGGGCCAAGCTCAGTCGTCATAGGATACCTGCCATAAGTGATAGGGCGCCCGCTGCTGCAATCAAGGCGAGACCGGTCATCAGGGTTCTTAGGTGGTGCGAACCGCGGGCAGCTTGAAGCGTCGTCAACGGCGCCAACACATCGTCCATCGACATGGGCGCGCGCTCGCGTACTTCCGTCTCGGGGAGGGGGCTGAGGCCACGCGCCGCACGCTGGCGGTTCTGGAATTCCCAGATGTAGCGCGCTCCTTCGGTCACCGACGGGTACTTGGCGCGGAAAGGCGAATTGGCTATGGCTTCATCGCGCTCAAGGTCGGATAGCGGCCCAAGCTGGCCACTCGGCTTGGCGACCTTGATGCGCTCAACCGGCATCGGCACGCCGTCGTCCACAAGCGTGGACACCAGTGCTTCGCCGACGCCCATGGACAGCACGGCCTCTTCCACATTGATTGCCTTGTTCGGGCGGAACGCACGGGCCGCCGCCTTTACAAAACGCTGCTCCTTCGGCGTGTAGGCGCGCAGCGCGTGCTGGACGCGGTTACCGAGCTGGGCAAGGACATTGTCCGGCACGTCGGCCGGCGACTGGGTGACGAAGTAGACGCCAACGCCGCGCGATCGCACCAGGCGAACAATGCGCTCGATGGACTCGAGCAGGTGCTTGGGCGCGTCCTTAAAGAGTAGATGGGCTTCGTCGAAGAAGAAGACGAGCTTGGGCTTATCGAGGTCACCGGCCTCCGGCAGCCGCCGGAACAATTCCGTCAGCAGCCAGAAGATGAGCGAGCCGTAGAGCTTCGGGGCTTCCATGAGGTCGTCGGCGTGTAGGAGGTTGACCACCCCCTTGCCATCGACCTCTCGAATGAAGTCGGAAATCTTAAACGGCGGCTCGCCGAAGAGCCGCGCGCCGCCCTGTTGCTCAAGCGTGAGGATATTGCGCTGGATGGTGGCGATGGAGGACGCGGTGATGTTCCCGTAGACCTGGCACACGGTTTCGCGGTCGTCCTGCATGTCCTGCAATTGCCAGCGCAGATCGTCCAGCGACAGGAGGAAATCGGATTGATCCTCGGCGCGCTTCAGCGCGATTGCCAGCGTTCCCGCCTGGGTATCGTTGAGGCTGAGCATTCGGGCGAGGAGAACCGGGCCCATCTCCTGCACGCTGGCGCGGATCGGGTGGCCTTTGCGGCCGAACACGTCCCAGAAGGTGACCGGGGCGGCCGTGGCGATGCCCGAGAGGTCGCCTTTAACGTCCGCTGCGAACACCGGCACGCCGGCCGCCGAGAACTCCTCGGCCATGCGCTGCAGCGTCACCGTCTTGCCGGTGCCGGTGGCGCCAGTGATCAGGCCATGGCGGTTGGCGAAGCGGAGGGGAAGGGCGATAGACGTGGCGGCATCGGTCTTGCCGATCGAGATCGCAGTCATAGCACACCTTCGTTGTCGAAAGGGTCGCAGCTCAAACGGTCGGCAAGGTCGCGAACCTGTGCTGAAGTCAGTGCGGGGTGTGCTCCGTTACTGGTTGCAAGGGCAGCCACCGGCCCGCTCAGACTAGATGCCTCAGCCAGAAGGGCTAGCCCTGCCAGCACGGCGCCCGCCTCGGCGTCAGTGAGGTGTCGGAACGGGTGATCCTCGCCATCGGTTTCAGCCATTGCTTTCCTCCTTCGCAAACTTCTGCGCCACCGCGCTTGCCATCGGCAGTGCGCCCGGCAGGGTGAAGAGCGCCAGGGTGACCGGCACCCAATTGGGGATGTCCTTTTCGTCTGCCAGCCAGCGCTCGGCCGTCTTAACGCCCGTGCCTGTTAGGCGGCAGAACTCGCGCAGCGTCAGCTTGTTCTGATTGAGCGCGGCCGAGAATTGCTCGGGGGTCATCCGGTTCGGTGCGCGTGGGTAGTCTGTCAAAGTGGCCCCTCCTTCGTGGTTGGCATAAGCGCCTGGGCTTGGTGGTCCGCGTATATTGCCACCGGGCATTAGGAGCCGTAAATCGGCAAATCGGGTATCTGTTCGGCGTCGTGGTCGAACAGGATGTATTCGGCGCCGAGCGTGCGCGCTCGGTCGCACACCAGCAAAAGGTCGGGCGGGAAGTCCGAAGGGGCATAGTCGACCGGCACACGGCACCACCAGCCGTGATTGTGCTGGGCGACGTGCCAGTACGCGCCCCCGGCATCGAAGTTCAGTGCCGCCTGGTCGGAGAGCCATCTGTGAGTGGCGTTGCCGACATGAGTGCTGGAAAGATCGAGGAATTGGCGGATCATTGTGCGCCCTCCTGTAGGGCGGCGGTGGCCGTGTTTGCGCGGATCAGGGTTTCGGTCGATTGCTTTGCCGTCAGCCGGTTCCCAGCTATCTGCGCGTCCAGCTCTTCTCTCAGCCGTGCATTATCGGCGGAGAGAGAGGTGAGGAGGGCGGCAATACGGACGCCCTCGAACGACGAAAGGTGAATCTCACCATCGAACTCTTCGCCGTTGCGGCGGGCGAGCAATTTCACCATCTCCCCCACTTCCCCTTCCAGGGAGGGTTGAGCGGCAGAGATCAGTTCGCGGAACTTTACGCGCCACCAGAAAGCTCGCGCGGCCGGGGCATCGTCAGGCGCATCGCCAAACCAATGCCCGTTGGCGTCGGGGCCTTCCCCCATTAGCCATTTCAACGCGCTTTCTGGCACCAGCACCATATTGGCTACAGGCTTATCCATGGGTGGGCTCCCGTTCGGCTAAGGCAGCCCGCAAAGCGTCCGTGCTTAACCCTTCCATGAGGTTCCAGATTATGGCGATGCGCTCGGCTGCCTGATGCATCTCCTCATGAGAGAGCTTGTAGGAATAGGCTACAGTTGCCAGTCCCTCGCCGGAAGCGAAGCGCACCGACCGGTGGCCGTCCCACACTGCTTTCTGGATGTGCATAGGGTTGTTGTGCCCGAAGAGTGGTTCGGTGTTTTCCGTGGCCATTACACGCCCTCCTGTGAGAGGGCGGCGATGAGGATTTCCCGCATGGCCGCGCTGTTTGTCAGAGTGTTGAGGTCTTTGCCTCTTTTTCGCGCAAGCGCTCGCTCCACCATCTCCTCCGTCACCTTCCCCTCACAGACTGAAGGGGAGGGGAAAAGGGGATCAAGGGCGGACAGTTTGCCGTAGTATGGGCTGGCGGGGTGTTCAACATCTGGACGCTTGAGGCCAAGACACCAATCTCCGGTCGGCCCCCATTTCCAGCGCCACGCCACCGGTTCTTGTTCCTGCTCGATGGTGGAGAGAATGCGGTCGTCGTGATAATCTTGGGCAAGAGACTGCGCGGACTTCTCAGTGTCCCCATAAATTTGAAGCGCTGTGCCATTGAGGCGAACCGACCATTTAGGGGCCGGAGCCTCATAGTGATGGAGGGAAAACAAGCCCAAAATGCTTGAGGCTTCACCTTGTTCCCACTCCAGCCCCTTCACCTTCACCACACCCCGAGGGATAGCGCGGAGGGATTGGAGTTCGGTGAGGACGGCGGAAATGTCGCTGGATGGCAGGCTGACATAGAGGCCGTCTGCCGGCGTTCCTACCATATGCTGAAGTTCGCCCAGCCGTTCATCCGATATCGTCATTTGGAGGACTCCTGAAGGGAGAGGAGAAGGGCGAGGCAGAGGGCGAGGGGCCAAGTGTCATGGTCTGCTGTCGCGGCCGGACCAGAAATGGCGACAATCTGAGCGCGCACCGATCCATCGTCTGGGTTGTCAAAGACCCGCTTCATGCACCCCGGAAGCTTCTTCTCGATCAAGGCAGTGATGGCGTCGATGGCGGCGGTAAAGTGAGGCGGAGCAGTCGTGCCCTCGATGTCGCGGAGAGCATATTCGATGTCCACGGTGCCCCATTCTCCTGCCTGGGCGACGAGTGCAAGGATCAGCAGGTCAATGGTTCGATCCGGTCCCTCTGCCTTCCTCACTCTCTCGAAAAGGTCTGATAGGTCTGTCATTGCTGGGGAGCCTCCACGATTTGGCCGGTGGCGCGGTCAACCCAAACGCCTCGAGCTCGGGAATACTTGATGCGGGCGCCGGGCAGTGTGCCGGGCTGGGAAATGCCGAGATGGCGCGTTGCGACCCGCTTGCCCTTGGCCTGCATCGGCACGTCATAGGTCGCGGTCTTATGGCCATGGCATTTGGTGCAGCAGGCAACGGCATTTTCGAGGACATCGCTGCCTTCGTCCGTCGCTGGAATTGGATAGTGGTCTATCTCGACGCGCTTGCCCGCCAGAGCGGCATTGCAGCGCTGACCGGGCGGAAGGCCATAGACCTCGCCAACGGCCTCGCAGTGTCCACCGGAGCGCTCGTGCGCCTGCCGTTTGACCTTGGCGGAGAAGTTATGCCGGGGCATCGATGTTCCCCTGGTGGACGGTGAAGGTGTAAGCGGCAACCCATGGGTTGGCTTCCCATGCTCCTTCGCCGTTGATGTGGTCCCAAAGGTCTGCATACCAATCGCGGGCGTTGTCCCAGCCGCGATATCCGATGCCGCTGGGGTCCGCTTCCTCGGCAGGGAAGAAACCGCCCACGTCATCTGGCTCGCCCTTTGCGCAGCCTTCGGCCCACGCATCTTGCTCGCTGACGCTCTGCAGCCGCTCGACCCGCACATCGGTGACGGTGAGCGTCAGGCGCGAGGCCCATCTGGGCATATGTATCGAAGGGCGCCACAATGGCCGGCCGGATCGGTCAAAGCCTTCGCGGAAGAGCGCGGCCGAATAATCGTCGGTCGGATGCTCCATTTGGGCGATCGTTCCAACACCGATGCTGCCGCGGTAGGCGGTGCGGGGAAGGATTGCATGTGCCTCGCGGACCCAAAGCCGATCACCGACGGCGCATTTCAGCTTCTGCGCAGTGATCACTCGACCATGATGGATGCGGGGCAGGGCATCGCCTTCGACATGGATCACGCCGACCTCGCAGAGCGTCCCCTTGTCATCGATGGGGAATTGCTCCGGCTGAGGCTTCAGGATGCGCCGCGTCTGCGTTTTCGTCCCTGCCAGCAGCGCGCGGACCATCGGGCCTGAGAACAGCATCGGACGGTCAGCCATTTGCTTCCTCCTGCCCTTGAGACGTGAGGGTAAAGCGAGGGCCGTCGTCGGTGTCCTCGATCGTGAGGAAGCCGTCCTTCGCCATACGCTTGAGCGACTTGTGGCCGTCCCTTGGAATGCGGGCGGTGGTATCGGAGCCTGGGCAGAATGATCCGCCGGCTTCAGAGACGAAGCGCAATAGCTGGCGCTCTTGGTCGGCCAGTTTACGCATTGGCGGTCAACTCCCAGTAGCGCGTCAGAAATCGCTCTGCCGCCTCGTCTGGACCCCAAGGGATGATCTTGAAATCGTAGGGCTCCGCGCCCTTGACCCAATCCCATTCCTCGCCGCCCCAGCGCATCAAGTCGCGGCGCTCGGTGGCCAGCATGCGAAGGTCAATGAGCTTCAGTTCCGTCGGATCGGTGAACACGATACCGAAGCGGGCGGCGTTTGCGGCCTCGCAGCGCTTCTCGATGGTCTTATATTCCGGGCACAGCGACTTGAGCGGCCCAGTCATGTCTCCGCAAACCGGCTCCCCGGTCTCGTGCATCAGGAACTGCAGCGCCAGGTCCGGTCGGCCACTTGCTTCGGCCGCCCAGCTTCCCCGGACACAATGCTCGGCGACGACATACATCACACGTCGGTTGAGATGCGGGCTAAATGTCTGCCCCGCAAAGCGCGCGGTATAGGCCAAGCCATAGGCAATGTCCTCAATGGTGATCTGCGAGCTTTCTGGATCCTCGAAGTCGTAATAGGTGCCCGACCCGAGAAGGATCGTCGGCCCCTTGATGCGGCGGATAGATGCCGCCTTCATCTGCTCGATGTCGGTCATGCTGCTTCCTTCCGATCAGCCCCAGCAGAAGGCGTGGGAGGTTGAATAGGGACAAGACGCTGAGTGAACATGTCGAAGGCTTTTCCGACAGGGAGATCGAACAGAGGGCGACCAGAGCCAATGGGGTAGGTGGCTTTCATGGCTTCACCTGCGGAAAGCCATTGTGTTCGACACCATCGAGGCGGCGGCCGGCGGCCTTCTTCCCCACCCGGTTCATCGTGTTGGGTTCCGAAGCCTGAACTGGAGACATTGTTCCAGTCCAGTCACCGTCCTCTGTTAGCCGGCGCTCTTCTGACGACCAAGCGGAGGGCACCTGTGAGGATGGCGCCCATTCGCCCCATTGCTTGAACAGGAACGGCACGCCGGCGGCTGCGCACTGGTCGCGGAGGCTGCGGAACCAGTCGGGATGCGATGGGCGTGCCTGCGGGCCGCTTTCGCCGCCAGCAATCACCCAATCAATTCCCATGCCCCAGTTCATCAGCCCTTCAAGCGTGTTCGGCTTTGTCATCTCGACAGGGCCAAGCATCGGCTCAATCGAAAGGAACCGAACGGCACTATCGTGCTGGGTAAGGTGCTTAATGTTGTAGTCAGCTCGCTGCTGGTCCTCGACTGTCGTGCCAAGCCAGACCGAAGACTTTATGTCGTCCCAAAAGCTGGGAAGCATCTTGCCGATGTTCTGCGGACGCTTAGTGAGCAGCAGCCAGTCGAGCGCCGGCGTTCCGCGGATAAGCGCCCAAAGGTCATCACGCCACTCGGTAGGCACCTGATTATCGAACACATCGGCGAGGCTGGAGCAGAACACGCGCTGGCGCCGACCGTGCTCGGCAAAGAACGCCTCAGCCTGCTTTTGCCAGCGGCGCGGCTGCTGCCAATTGCTTTCGCTGGTCCGCGAACGATCGCCGCCCCACTTCACACGATGGTGGCGCGTATCCATCAGCGCCTCGGCATAGCAATGGTCGCAAGCCGGGCTAATCTTGGTGCAGCCGATCCACGGGTTGAACGTGGAATCCGTCCATTCGATAGCGCTGGTTTCAGCCATTTGCCTTCACCTCCGGAACAAACCGATAGTGGGTAACGAAGCCCAAGAAGCCGTCTTGCCTGGTTTCAAGGGTGAAGCCAGGAGGAGGTTGGGGCGGATCGACGTACATGCCGCAAAAGATCCATCCGGGGCGGTTCACAAGGAAATCGACGAGCCTTAGGACGGGATGGGTGCTCATTCGTCCGCCCCATACTGTTCGTCATCGGCGGGGTCGTAATCCCAGCAGGAGCAGCCACGGAAGGCATCGCACCCGCAATCGAGAACATCAGGATCATCGACGACGTCATAGACAGGCTGGGGATGCTCGCGCTCGTATTGGAGCGCGCAGCGCTCACAGCCGCACATGTCGGAGTGCTGGATATATCGCTTGCCCATCAGAAGGCCTCCCAGATGGGATAGCCATGGCGAAGCCAGAAAGCACAAGCCAACAGGCCATAGAAGAACGCCAGCATCGCCAAGCCTGTAATCACGGCCAGAGCGTCATGGGCGAGGGACTGGGGCTTGGCTGCGGCGTTCATGCTGCACCAGCCTGAGCTGCCTTCGCCTCTTTGAAGGCGGCAGACGTGAGCGCGTCGTATGCATCGATCGCTTTTTGTGCGACGGACTGCATCAGTCGGGCATCAAGGGGCCCATCAAGGATTTCGCCCAAGGCCTCCCGGAAGAGCTCTTCAGCCTCGCAGCTGTCGCCCACCGAGATCGTCTGCACCTTTCCGAATGGCGTCACCACATCGAACGGATTGCCATCGATCTTTGATGGGTGGCCTTCGAAAACTACGGTCGTAGCCATCTCATCCCTCCAGATTGTCATGGTTGAGGTCGGTATCGCCTTCGACGGCTTTACGGGCTTCGCGATCATCGTTGCGATCAAGAGCGGCATTGCCCTCACGGATAGCCGCGAAGAACTCTTCTGCTTTGCCGGATTCGAGGGCCGCGCAAGCAGCATCCATCTTGGCGTTGAACCTGGCCTGCTGCTCAGCAGTCAAAGGAGGAGCAACCCGCTTCTTCCTGCTTCCATAGAGCGTGTAGCCGGGGCGATTGCCGCTGCGGGTGCGAAGTCCAGGAGTGCCGGCCATCAGTAGTCACCCACGCTGGTGACCACATCGTCCTCATCGAGGATGATCTTGGTTCCGCATGCGAAATACGCCCGAAGCTTCTGACCAAGCCCGTAGGTGCGGCCGATATGCTTGGTGCTCTTGAGATCGCGGTTATCGATGGTGCCGCCACTGATCGTGCCGTCCTTGCTGATCAGGATGCGGTGTTGGCACTGGTATTCGGCCCGCGCGCCTTCGTGATGAGTTTCTTCATCAAGCGAAAGCCAGGTCGAACCATATTCGTTTTGCTCGACAATAACCGTGATGACCGACCCGTAGCTTCCGTCATCGCGATGAGGCTTCAGCATCTCCTCGGCAATTTCTGAGAGCTTGATCTCCTTTGGCGCGAGCTTCAGAAGCTCTGTGACGTCCTCGGCAAGTCGTCCTGCCACAAGCTCGCTGACATTGGCCTCAATCTGCGCCTTGACCATGTGAGCCACGACGGTGCCGTACGAGGGAAGATCGAGCCGCTCCACTCGCAGGGCCTCTTCAACCGCCTTCTCGATCAGCTTGGCAGTTTCGGAATAGCCGCGTAGCGCCCGGTCGACGGCTTCGACCACGAGTTTGGAAACTCGCGTCTCAACTTCCTTCTCAACGAAGGACGCATCGAGCTGCTTGGCAACGGTGGCGCTGATGATGTCGCCCAAATTCAAGTCGTTCGTGGTCATTGAAATAAATCGGCGGGTGCATTGTCCTCATCCCGCCGTCCCTAAGGTTGGGGAAGGGGGTTAGGCGGGGATGCGATAGCGCTCGCGGCTGGCTGCCATGGTGACATAGCCCTGCGCGCTCGTGCCGCGCTCCCAATGCTCATGCGCCTCGTCGATCGAGTAACCATCACCCTTGCCGTCAGGGTCGTTTCCATCCAGGGAGTGGCCGAACAGGCGCTCGCACTCGTCGGCGAACTTCAGCCACGACCGCTCGGAGCGATCAGGGGCACCGCTCTCGCTCGCGACATTCTCGGCACTGAACGGGTGGTCAGCCAAATCCTGCATTTCCATCTCCCTAGAGGCGCTCGCCTCGGTGATCTGATGGGTAGAAGTATGATGCGGCACTTGTGCCGCGTCAACAGGAAAATGCGGCACGTGTGCCGTATCTGAAAATTCTCTTAAAATTCCGACTCGACTCGCCGCCTGCTCTGCGCAATCAATACAAACCAGAACATAACAGGAACAAAACGATGTTTGAAGGAACGCGTCCGGCCCGCATTTTCGTCCTCCATTGCCTCTGCGCCAACTGTCAGCGGCCCACGACAAGGCGCGTCCAGATCCCGCGGATGGAAGGGGCGCCGACGACAGTGGACGAATTCATTGAGGGGCTAGAGCACAACCCGGTGCCCTTTGCCTGCGGGCATTGCGAGAGCCTGATCGGTGAGCTGGTGGGGGTGACTATAGAGAACGACCATGTCGCAGCATGATGTGAGCGAGTTCATCGTCGTAGCGCCGGCGATGCTGGGGAAAGCCGTCGAATGGGCGGAGCCGCGGCTGCTCGAATTCTTAGGCGATCAGTTCCCGAGCTATCGCTTCCGCATCGAGCCTTTCGGGCCATTCGCAGACGACGAAGAATTCACAGTGATCCCGATCATGAACCGGCCGCCTGTGCCTGGCGAAGATCGTGATCCTGACGAGTTGCACATGTGCCAGCTCCACCCCGAAGCCATTCCGCAGATTCAGCAGGCTCTGCGTTCATTCGATCCAGACAAGACCAGGAGCCACTGATGCAGACCGCGCGTATAGACCACAACAGCCGAGTTACCCACTACGTGGTGCAGGCCTATCGGAAGATGGGGAAGAAGATCGTCGCCGACGAACCGAAGATCGCGACCGACGAGCGGCACTGCTTGCGGATGGCAGAGGCCGCCGCGCCGCGCCGCCATGGCGTTATCGCCTTCTCACGAACCGGCGATGCCGATACGGGCGACTTCGACGATCCGGTGATCCTTGCCACCCACGGCGAAGTGCCTGAAATGTCCTGACGCTTCTACAGGCCCTGTATGGCTCCGGCACGCGATGCTTCAGCCATATCGAAGGGGCGGAAAAGCAAAGGCCCCGCCGAGGCGAGGCCTTTTACAGCACCATACGAGAGTTTGCTTTCACTCCGGTGTATGGTGGCCCCTGGTGGGGTCTTAATGCCGATCCTTTCGGAGAGCGGCTGACGCGTGAAACATAATGTTTCATGGGGTTTTCGTCAAGGAAGAAAGCCCAAGGCTATTGAGCAGACAATGATGCGCGGTCAGCAGAAGTTCCTTGCCGACGGGTGCTTTTAGGTACTGCCGATTACCGGAACGGTCTTTCCCTAGCCGGATCAAGTCTATGCGGTGAAAGCCGACGGTATTCACCATATCGCCTTTGATCCACATGGTTGGGGAATCGTACGGCTCGGGCAGTGCAAACGGGAGCGCGATCTCTGCATGATATGGCATGACCACGTTCGGGGCGGTGGTGCTGAGGGCAACTACCGTGCAAAGACCTGGCCTCGTCGCAATCTGCGGACAGATAACCAACGCTGGACGGCGTTTTATCATTTCCGGGGTGCGGAAGCCCTGATCGAAGTCAACAATAACGACGGCACCTTGGCCCGGATGATACTGAATCGCCATTGCCGATATTTACGCTAGGCCGGTTAATTTAACCAAGCGGATTTCAGGTCCAAAGTCGTCAACTCAGCGCTGCGATCTTCGCCAGTTCATCAGCCGTCCCGACTACCAGCCGCACGTTTCTCGAACTGGCGCAAGCGCTGTCTCCAATCCGGCAAGGTTGAACGTAACTTCGATGGCCGGTTCGCTCACCGTCAGCGTCTGAGCGAATAGGGAATTCGCCCCGATGAACTGTTTGATCGATCGAATAGCCTGCCCGCTCGGGATCATTAGAGACGTTCTGTCGTTGGAAGCAATCATCTGAACCGCGAACGCTGGGTTGCTGTCAGCCCTGAAAGTCACTTTACCCAAGCCGCCAATGTCCGAGGTGTAGAGAGACGTGCTCTTGTGCGTTTGCCACGCGGTGGCTGGTGCCGCTGAGGCCATCACTACGATCAGACCGGTTGCCAGTGCCCTCATGCTTCCCCCTACAGCGGTAAGTCGTTTCTCACCGATCTTACCAAAGCAATAATCTCGACGCTCACGCCATCGTCGGCCTGGGTGTCGCGCTTCACTACGATAGGCATGAGGCTTTTGTCCGACGAGCGCGGGTGAAACTCGATCCTGTCCTCATAGAGTTCGATCTGCTTCACTGACCATTCGCGGGTGTGGCCTCCATCGCGGGTGCGCTCGACGACAACGACCAAGCCATCCTTGATCCTCACCTGGTGAGCGACATCCTCATAGGCAACGCCGATGATGCGGTCGCCGGGGAGGATGGGGCGGGGATGAAGCTCATTCATAGAGATTCCATCAACGTCCCACGCCATACGGCGGGCGTTCGGGAATTTCTCGTCAGGCGGCTCCCAGACGCGTTCTGGTGCCGACTGGTCGAATTCGTTGGCTTCCCTGAATACGCCGGCTGCGACCTTGCCGTTGACCTTGATTGGCAGCAGCGGACGATGATGCGCCGGCACGATCTCAGAAGGCTCGGTTGGTTGCTGGGCCACTTCATCCGCGTCTGACGTCAGCCACTCCACAGGTTGCTGAAGATAGTCGGCAAGTCCCTGCAGGTTTGCTCCTCGAGGGAATGCTGATCGCCCCTGCTTTATGGCTCGCAAGAGGTCAGGGTTCTTTCCTCCAGTGGCAGCCAGAGATGCGGCGCGATCACTAGTTCCGGGGTGCAGTTCGTCAATGCGGGCGCGGATGCGCTCATAGGCTGTCGTCATGTGCGGCATTCTTGCCGCTCCCCTCTATGAAAACTAGCGGCACGTGTGCCGCATTTTGTGCTTGACGATGCGGCACAACTGCCGCATACAATTCGGGCATGGACCTGAGAACTCAACTCGTCACCGTCGCAGATGCATACGGCCTTCTCACGGGTCGCGGACGCAAGCGTGTCTCCACCATGGCCCTCAAGCAGGGCAATCGGCTGGACGAATTCGCAAGTGGCCTGCGCAGCCCAACTGTCGAGGTGCTTGAGCGGGCGATGAGGTGGTTTTCAGAAAACTGGCCCGATGGCGAGCCGTGGCCAGATGGGGTCGGGCGCCCAATCAACCCCGCCCTTTTTGACGAGCAGTTCGATCCAAAATTGAGGGAGCCGCAGCATGACCCTTCCATCCGATATCCCCGAAGACATCGCCGATCGTGCTGCCATCCTCATGGATGAGCTTCGGCACATCGAAGACGATCTCGAATACACGGCTAGGATCATCATGGCGGTGGAAGCGTCTGGCCCCGTTGGTCTGAGCAAGAAGCAGGCGAACGCGCTGGCCTTTATCGAAGGCTTTATCGACGATCGCGGCTATTCGCCGACCTTCGAGGAAATCTCTCACGGCCTCGGCCTGAGTAGCCGCAGCGGCGCACATCGTGTCGTGCAGCAGCTCATTGAGCGCGGCGCTGTCCGTCGCATGGCAGGGCGCGCGCAGACCATCGTCATCGTGAAAAACGGCGATGTAAGCACTGCTCACAAAAATTCTGAGGTGGCGTAAATGGCCGTCGAGGACAGCGTAGCGCAGGATCAAATCCGCGCCTTCGTCGAACGCATTGAGCGTCTCGAGGAAGAGAAGAAGGCAATCGCCGAAGATATAAAATCGATCTACAGCGAAGCCCGCGGAAACGGGTTCGACGTCAAGATCCTCCGCCGTGTCGTTGGCATCCGCAAACAGGACGCTAACGAGCGCATGGAGCAGGAGGCTATCCTTGAGCTCTACATGTCCGCCCTGGGCATGGTCCCTGCGCCGGATGAGGAAGTTTACGACGGTGAGCGCGAGCGCCTGAATTCGATCGCTGCTCAGCTGCGCGCCGCGCCGACCAAGCCAAAGGCTGATCCTCTGGCCGCTCTGCGCGCTGATCCGGCCCTCGCCATCGTCGAGGCCGCGGCCATCACACCGAAACCCCAGCCGACCAAAGCGGCTGGCAGCGACCTGACCTCCCTTGCCCCACATGAGGGTCAGGTCGCACCAATTCAGCCGGAAACGGCGAACGAGGCAGGCGACGAAGTTGGTCACGTCGCCCTGGACGCTGCTGACCACAGCTTGGATGGAACCGGCAATGCTGCCACCCAGCACAACCCAGGAGGCGAAAATGTAGATGCTCCTGACGTACCCGCGACCCATGAACATGACCGCGCAGCTGAGGCTGACGCGCCTGGTAAGCCGGCGGAGGTTTCGGCCTCTGTCGCTCCGGCATCCAAATACTCCGAGCCCGGCGTCGTAGTGTGGGAACACACTCCGCCCGAGCCAGTGCGCCGCCATCGATACAGCGAAGCTTTCGGGGTTCTCGGCCAAGACCTGGTTGTGATCGATGACGACATCGCTGGCGCGAAGTCGGACCCGATCGTCCGCATCGGGAATGAAATCCTCGACGGCTGGGCCAGGTACAACGTCGCCCGCGGCATGATCGGCGGAAGCGGCATGTCTACGGAATATCCGGTCATGCAGTACGCGGGCACCGATCCGCTGCTCGACTGCATCCGCATGAACATCGCCGGCCGCGTGCTGTCCCCGAAGGACAAGCAGACGGTTGCTCAGCGTCTTATCGCCATCGAGCCCAAGCGTAAGGCTGAAATCCTCAAAGCGATGGCGGAGCTGGCGATATGAGGTCGCGCCACACCAATAGCTTTGTTCGCAACTGCTCTGCTGGGTTCGCACTCGTCTTTGCATTTGCCTTCGTGCTCGGCGTTGTTGGGGGCCTGACCTGATGTCAGCTTTTCCCGCCATCAATTATGAACCAGCCAGGCAGCCCCCAGATGGGGCGCACTCTGGGTTTCAGTTTCGGGCTGTCCCTCCGGCCCGAAGGCGAGTGTCGCCGCTTGCGATCCTCCTCCCCGTAAACCGGGGCACTCGCCAAATCATTCGAGGCCTTAGCCGCGCCAACGGCTGCCGGCCTCATACCTTCGCGCATCAGCTGCCAGTGAAGCTCTTCGCTGCTGCGCTCATCCATCGTCGTTCACGCCTTTCGTCGTCCATCTCTCTCGTTGGCTTTGACGCTAACGAGAACGGATTGACCTTTGCGCAAACATTCTTTGCTTCCGGAGCAAACCCCGATGACTGACTACACCGTCGTCGATGAGGCCGCCCATTGGGCTGACTGGCTGGTTCGCCGCGAACATCGCGGTCCCGGCGATACGGTCGAAGCCGCAAGGCAGCGCGCCGCCCGGAAATACAAGCTGCCCGAGCGTCTGCTTTGGGCGCTCCGCTATCGCAAGCCCAAGCGGATCTGGGCTGACCTTTACGTGAAACTTCAAGAGGCGGTCGAAAGCGAAATCGCCCGTCAGGAGAGGGCACTTGAGCACGACATCGCAATCACCCGAGCCCGGCAGCTTACGCCGTCTGGCAGTGCTGCTGTTGCACAGGCTGAGGCTTTTCTGGCTTCGCCGCATCAGCCGGAAGCACGAGCGGCTTCCGACCGAGCCGCGTGAGAAACCCAAGGGGCCGCTCGAATGAAGACCGCGCTCAAGCCCCAACTGACCCAGTGCGAAGGCAAGAAAGCCTACGCGACCTATCACGAGGCAACAGCGCACCGCCTGAAGATGCACGGCCTCCAAGCATACCGCTGCCCGCACTGCGGACAGTTCCATCTCGGAAACAAGCCGAAGGGATTGGGGCGTCCTAAGCCTCCTCCGCCGGCGATCGAACTGGAGTTCTGATCGATGTACCTCGACTTCGACATGTCGGTTTGGTCATGGCCGCAGTGGACGTTCATGTCCATCTACGTGATCAGCGTCGTGATGGCGGCTTTCCTGCACGGTCATCGACGGACTGGCGAACATAGCTTCCCCGTTTCGATCACGATGTCGGCTCTGGGCATATTCGTCCTGACCGCCGGCGGCTTCTTCGGAGGCTGACATGAACCGTTCTATGCCCAAGTCCCGTCAGCAGTTTCGCAAGGAACTGGCTATCGAAGAAGCCTTGAAATCAGGACTTCGCGCTCACGGCGTCACCCGTCATTCCCAGCGTGAAAAGCTCATGCGGAAGGCGGCATCGTCGAGGCCTGCCAATCTGCCCCAGATAGCCCGAGCGGAGTTGGCCAAATGGCGCCGCAACCGTGAAATCCAAAAGGCTCTCGATACTATCGCGGGGCAGGCATGACCATCCGGTACGGCAGCGTGTGCAGCGGGATCGAAGCGGCAACGATGGCCTGGCATGTGCTCGGCTGGGAACCGGCCTTCTTCTCCGAGATCGAGAAGTTTCCGTGTGCCGCGCTGGCTCACCACTATCCGCACGTCCCCAATCACGGCGACATGACCAAGTTCCAGGAGTGGTCCGACCATGCAATTGACCTTCTTGTCGGAGGAACCCCCTGCCAGTCGTTCTCGGTCGCAGGCCTCCGAGCCGGATTGGCTGACCCCCGCGGCAACCTCATGCTCACCTATCTTGCCATTGCTGCACGATATCAGCCCCGCTGGCTGGTCTGGGAGAATGTCCCCGGTGTTTTGTCCAGCAACGGAGGACGGGATTTCGCTGCCCTCCTCAGGGGGCTGGGGGAACTCGGGTATGGGTTCGCCTACCGAGTGCTGGACGCTCAGTTCTGTCGAGCACATGGCTACGATTTCGCCGTCCCCCAGCGTCGACGCCGTGTGTTCGTTATCGGATATCTTGGAGACTGGCGACGTGCCGCAGCGGTACTATTTGACGGCCAAAGCATGCGGGGGGATCCTTCGCCGCGCCGAGAAGCGGGGCAAGCAGCTTCCGCCACAACTTCAGAGGGCGTTGGAAACAGTCGCCTTATCGGGGGCATAGACTACGAGGGCAACGGCCACGGCCCAGATGACGCTACCGGTCCGCTCTTAAAAGGTAGTTCGACAGGTGGCGGGCACCCACTACCCGCGGCTGCATTTGCCGAACCCATCGTCCTCATGGAGCGCGGCCGCGGCGATGGTCCAAACTTGGAAACTCGCCAGGATGGGACGGCTAATGCGATCCTGACGCCTAACGGCGGACGTGGTGGCTTGGGAGTTGGCGCGGTTGCCTATGGCATTCAGGCCGGCGCTCTACGCGATAACCCGTCAAGCGGCCCTGATGGCGTAGGCGTTCAGTCCGACATTGCCTACACGGTCGAAGCGCGGGCCGAAGTGCAAGCTGTTGCCTTTGCGGAAAACAGCCGTGGAGAGCTTCGCTTGCAGGGCGGCGACGGCGCTGTCGCGCCACAACTGACCACAGGCGGCGGGAAGCCGGGCCAAGGCCAGCCATGCGTTGCAGAGGCTTGGCGCGTGCGCCGCCTAACGCCCCGCGAGTGCGAACGCCTCCAAGGCTTCCCCGACGATTTCACTGCCATCCCTTATCGCGGCAAGCCGGCTGCGGATGGTCCTCGATACAAAGCCCTCGGCAATTCCATGGCCGTCAATGTCATGCGTGTGCTCGGCACTCGTATCGCGATGGTGGACGCCCTGGCTCAATCTCAAGAGGCAGCAGCATGACCCATCCATTCCTATCCACTGGGAAGAAGAGGGCAGGGGAATGACTGCCTGGCCTTTCGGCGCAATGCCGATGTTCTCTTTCGATGTCGTGATGGCCGATCCGCCGTGGTCCTTCGACAACTGGTCGGAGGGCGGAAACGCCAAAAACGCCAAGGCACAGTATGACTGCATGCCGACGCCTGACATCAAGCGTTTGCCCGTTGGGCATCTGGCGGCAGGCGACTGCTGGCTGTGGCTCTGGGCCACCTATCCCATGCTCCCCGACGCGATCGAGGTGATGGACGCTTGGGGGTTCAGGTATGTGACCGCTGGCCCTTGGGTTAAACGCGGCACTTCCGGCAAGCTCGCGATGGGCACCGGCTATGTGCTGCGCTCGTGCTCCGAGATCTTCCTCATCGGGAAGAACGGCGAGCCAAAGACCCATGCCCGAGATGTTCGCAACGTCCTCGAGGCGCCGCGCCGCGAACACTCCCGCAAGCCAGACGAAGCCTATGCCATGGCTGAAAAGCTATTCGGCCCAGGCAGGCGTGCTGATCTCTTCTCGCGCGAAACTCGCCCCGGCTGGACGTCGTGGGGCAATGAATCGACCAAGTTCGATGAGGTAGCAGCATGACCTCCGTCCTCCAATCCCAGCACGAGCACTATGCCGAGGTGCGGCCATGAATATGCGCTGGCTCCCTGAAGAACTGTTCCTGCCGATGCACAGGGCTGTTGACCTTCAAACCTATCCGTCTTGGCGAAGCATTCTCGCTCTTGTGGCGATGAAGCACGGCGTAATGCAGCGCGATATCCTCGGGTCTTGCCGTTTTCGCCATATCGTCGCGGCGCGTCATGAGGCTGTCCTGCTGATCTTCCGTCACACCAAGCTTTCGCGCGCTGCAATCGGCCGTCGGTTCGGTCGCGACCATACGACTGTGCTTCATGTCCTTCGGAAGTTTGATGTCGAGGACAGACTGCTGGAAATGCCGCCTAGGCCGCAGAAAGCTGTGTCTGGCAGGCCTAACTATCGACATAGCCTCAGAGGCCCAGACGGGCGCTTCTTGGTCAAGGGGAGCGAGCCTCCGAAGTCAGAGCGCGCCAAGAGAGCTGAAGCGATTCGTGAAGCGATCAGGGAAGGCTATGCCGCGGGTGAAACGGCAATGTCGATTGCAGCCCGTTGCGGGTCGACGCCAGGTAGCGTCCGCGTCATTGCGCATCATATGGAACTCACCAGCAAAACCAAACCTCACCTGCGCCATCTGACGCCGCAACAGCGCGAAGATCATCGCGTTCTGGTTGAGGTTGGCCGATATAGCAGCGCTGCTGCTCTCGAGATCGTTGGATCGCGCTCATGAGCCATGAGGCGACCAACTGGGCCGTGAAGCTGAAAGGGCTGAGGCCGATCGCAAAGATCGTGCTTTGGCACCTGAGCGACTGCCATAACCCCATTCAGGGGTGTTTTCCGACGCAAGACTATTTGGCCGAAATGGCAGAGGTGAGCAGAGCCTCGGTCAATCGCATCCTGTCTGAGCTTGAGCAGGCCGGCATCATCCGGCGTGAGCTACGCATTGATCCTGAGACGAAGCGCCGACTGGCGACCCGCTATCGACTTGCGTTCGAAAAGGGGTTCGAACCACTAGATGTTGCGGTCCATGTCGCAGGATTGGACATGGATGAAAACGCCGATCCATGTCTCAAAAATGATGAGATCCATGTCTCAAATTCGGCAGTTTCCATGTCTCACAGCTCTGAGACACTAACCAGTAATAGAACCAGTAATGGAACCGGTAATTCCCCCCAACCCCCCGAAAACGGGGGGCATGGCTTCGCCGATATTTTGAATGTCTGGCCGAAGGAACATCGTGGTCGACGTGACAACGCCGAGGGCGCATGGAGCAAGCTTTCCAAAACCGACCGCACAGCAGCGACGACACTAGCCGAAGCGGTTCTCATCGGCCTCGTTCGCCGCAAACGCCGGGTACCAGCATTGGTGGTCTATCTGCGCAAGCAGCTTTGGGCGGAATACATCGATGCTCCAGAGATCGATACCGACGGCTATTTCGTCATCCGCCCTGGAACGCCTGAATGGAACGAGTGGCTTGGATGGGCACGCCGGACTGCCGGGGAGAAGGGCGTTGAGCGGGTCGTAAGGCAGGGCAAGCTGCTCACTCGCAGCCGCTGGCCAGAACCAGCAGAGAAGGGCGCCGCATGAGCCCCCAAGAATGGCTTGATGCCAACGGTGGCCCGCGCCGCTTCCGACAAGGCGACACGGCCGATCCATTCAGTCTTCAACCCTGGCTCCAAAAGCGAGGATACGAGCTCCTCCTCGGTAAGAACCAGTTCAAGCTGAAGCCCATCACCAGCAAGCGGGTCAAAGGCGTCGTTCTCTCCCGTCCCGACTTTCTGGCCTTCGTCGACCAACTGCGGATCGCAGAAGGCCTTGAACCCATCATCCCATCCAACAAGAGGCAGCAGAATGGCTAAGGGCCGTCCCCGTAAATCGAATGTCCGTCGTACCAAGTCCGGAGCGATTAGCCGCGCCGCCAGTGCCTACCATGAAAACGCCGAGGCTATAGCGCTGCGCATGCGCGTCTTCGGCCTTACCGAGATTGAAGCCCGCGATCAGAAGGCATCGACGTATGTCGGACGCCTCTGCCTGGCCGGTATTCGCAAATCAACCGACGGCATCAGCGAGGCCCAATACGATGCGGCTGTGGCCTATCTGGAAGCCCAGCAGAACTTCAAGCGGGCTGTGAAATCGCCGGATGCGCTTTCGACCGGCAGCGGCGGCGCCAGCGGCCCGGATGGGGCAGGGTACGATACTTGGTGCCAACGAGCAGTTGCGAAGTGGGAAGGAATAGAAGCGGCGATCCAAACCGAGCAAGGCTTCCATGAGAACCGCGGCGCCAACATGTGGGCCGCGCTGGACTATCTGCTATGCAGGGATCAGGGGATGCCGCATATGATCGGCGATCTGCGCTTGGCGCTAAACGCTGTGGGGCATCATCTGGGGATGATCGCAAGACCAGTGAAGAAGCATCCTAATGCCAATGCAGCTTAGCCAGGTTTCATAGGAAATTATGAACACGCTTCCCATATTGTGCGTTGTGAGTAGTATCCGATCAAAAGTGAACCGCTGAGCGATATGGCCGTCTTCTTGGTGCTTGGGGAAAGCCGCCCCGATTTAGAATCCGCTGTGAGCACGAGATTTGCAAATGGGCAGTCGCTCAAGGTTGCTCCAGGCCAATGGCTTGTGGCCGGCAACTTCACACCACAAGGCGCGAGTGATTACTTGGGCGCAAGCGGTGGTGCTTATGGGCGCGTTATGATTAGTCTCGTGACCAGCTATTACGGTTGGCATGAGCGCAATATTTGGGACTGGATTGTTTTGAAGAGCAGTTCGAATGGCTGAATCTCGCAGCCGCTCCGGCGGTGGTCAGGAAGCAAATCCCAGCCGTGAGGGACGGCCTTCTGCTGGTGCTTACGACCAGATGCAGATTGTTGCTCAGGTCATCGACCTACGAATGGATGTTCGAGGGCTAGAAACCAAAACAGAACGGGCCATTAGCGATATCGGCGCCCTAACTTCCGAGGTGAAGACTGGATTAAGTGCGGCGAACAAGTCGACCCACGCGGTGGAAGTTGACATGGCCAAGTTGGTTGAGCGTGTCAATCACCTGCCCAGTAAAGGCTTTATTGTCGGTGCGCTGCTGCTGTCACTGACGGTGATTGGTGCCCTCGTTATCTTCCAAGGGAACATCGCGAGGCTGGTTGGTGCGGCACCGGCTGTGAGCTCAGTCACTACACGTTGACGTGGGCTATTGACGGGCCTGCACAAATCACCCTAAATGCACGTAATGCGATTTTCAGACTACCGTCTGAAGAATGAGCCGCCCGGAAACGAGGCGGCTTTTTTGTTGCTCGCAGATACCCCTCCATCGAAAGGCCTGCCCATGATCCGCAAGTTCATTGCGATCGCGGCGCTCTGTCTGGTCGGCTCCATGGCTTCTATGGTTCCTGCCACTGCGGCGCCGTTTGATGACGTCTGTGTCCTCGATCTCTCCCAGCCCGCCACTGTTGACTATGCCATCGGCATTCCCGACGGCGAAGATTGCCCGGTCGTCGTTGCCGATGTTCGCCTCGATCCGACCAGTCTTGGCGGCGACCAGGGCGAAGCCGCTCCGGCCCTGTGCAGCATTGCTTCTTTCGCTCCGATCTCGCTGGCCTATCGCCATGAAGATCCGGGCCGCTGCTCGGTCTAACCATTTAGAAGAGTCCCCTCGGTCGGGCGCTGCGGCGCTCGGCCTGTTTCTCCAGATAGCCATGGCCATCTCGACAAGCAGGCGCCCCAATACAGACATCGGAGAGCATGATGGATCAGGTGAAGCGCATCGCTCGCGGCGCCCTCGGAGTGGTCGTCTTGGTCGGGATGCTCGTCGTGTTGTGCTTCGGCATGGCGGAGATGCAGCGGGAATATCCAGATGGCCTGCCGTTGCTGGTGATCCGCTCTACGCCAGCGAACTGAATGACCAAGCTTACCATCCTCAAGCCCCGGCAAAGCAAGTGGGATGCTCGCAGCCCAGAGGCCGAGCAGTACCGAAAGCTCTACAAGACGGCGAGATGGCGACGAGTGCGTGCACTTCAGCTTTCGGAACAGCCGCTCTGCGAGAACTGTCAACGACATGGCAGGGTGACAGCGGCCACGGTCTGCGACCACGTAGACCCGAAGACGAAGCTCAACCCCGCGACGTTCTTCACTGGACCATTTCAAAGCCTATGCGACGATCCACGCTGGCGCTGCCATTCGAGCGTGAAGCAGAGCATCGAGAAGTCAGGATTCGTCAAAGGCGTGGCGGCCGACGGTCGCCCCCTCGACGCATCACACCCCTGGAACCGGGCCTGACCGGACACCGGGGGGGTGGATGGAAAGTCTGGAGGCCTTCGGCCACGGACCGGTGGACACCCTTCGTACGCACTGCGAGCAGTTTGAAACATAAAAGTTGGGGCCACCCCCGTAGGGGGTGATGTGTCATGAACGTTGTGAGCATCGACGGCACCGGCGAAATCGCACCGGAACCAGATTGGGAATCGCTCTTCTCGGATGTGCTGGAAGTGGCCGGGGCTCGCGAGCACTGGCGCATCATCACCACTGAGCTTCGCGAGCGCCAGTTGATGGCCGCCGGCAACGCCCATGCGCTTCAGCGCCTGGTCATCGCATACGTGCTCTACGACCGCGCGGTTCGCGAGGTTGCCGAGCATGGTGCTGTCACGAAGCCAAGGCGCGGGAACAGCAAAGCGATCGCGCGGACGTCGCCGCATTTCACTGTGATGCGCGAGGCCGCGTCCGACGCCGCGGTGCTCGAACAGGAATTCGGTCTTTCGCCACGTAGGCGCGCGGCAGCGACCAAGGTGCAGCATGGCAAGAAAGCGCCAAGGGCAGCCGACAAGTACCGGACGCCGAAGCAAGCCTGATCCTACCACTGCCTATGCTGAGGCAGTCGCGAAAGGTCGGCGGCCTGATGGCAGCTTGCCGGGCGAGTTTGAGATCGCTGCATGCAAGCGGCATCTCGACGACCTGAAACATGGGCCTGATCGCGGGCTTCGATGGGAGCCAGATCGAGCGCAGCACGCGATCGATTTCTTCCCGGCGATGTTGACGATCAGCGAGGGCGCCAAGGTCGGTCAGCCCTTTGAGCTTTTGCCTTGGCATGTGTTTGTCGCCGGTTCTCTTTTCGGCTGGCGCAAGTCTTCTGGGAGAATGCGTTTCCGATCGGCCTGGCTAGAAACCGGGAAGGGACAGGCAAAGTCGCCATTTATGGCGGCCATGGGCCTGTATATGACCGGGTTCTATGGCATCCCTCGTGCCAAGGCGTTCGCAATTGGCCAGGACAAGAACACGGCAAACGTCCTGTTCAAGGACGCCGTCGCTATGTGCCGTGGCCCGATTCCTCCGGCACCTGGTGATGAAGTCGACGAAAGCGACACGTTGGCCAACAATGGCGACGTGGTCATTCGCGGCGAAGGCGACAACGCGTGGAAGATCGAATTTCCGGAGACGGGTGCACTGTTTCAGGCCCTGGCAAACGGCGAGGCGGTCTCTGGTCCTAAACCAGTATTGGTCGCTGCCGACGAAATCCACGAGTTCAAATCGAATTCGTCGATTGAGCTTTGGAAGGCCGCAATCGCCAAGATGCCAGGCGATGCACTGATGCTGCTGGGCACGAATACGCCTGCGGTCGACCAGATCGTCGGCTCGAACTATTCGGCTTTCTACCAGAAGGTGGTCACCGGCAAATTCTACGACGATGAGGCCTTTGCGTTCATCGCGCGGGTCGATGCCAAGGACCACGAAAACATCTTTGAGACGCCGGAGGTCTGGACGAAGTCGCTGCCAGCACTGGGCATCACGTTCCCTCGAGAGAACGTCGACGGCATGGTCAATACGGCCAAGCAAATGCTCTCGACCGCGCTGTCGACCAAGAGGCTGTATTTCGGCATCCCGGTTGGCGCCAGTGAATTCTGGATCGCCGAAGATGCCTGGATGGCGGTGCTCGGAGAGGTCGATCCCGACAGGCTGAAGGGCTGCAAGTGCTGGCTATCGCTGGACTTGTCGAAGAAGAACGATTTGACCGCGCTGACAGGCGCGTGGCTCGATCCCAAGGGCCATCTCTGGGAGAAGACTTGGTACTGGACGGTGCGAGATCGCTTGAAAGAGCGCTCGCTCGCTGATCAGGCGCCGTATGTAGAATGGGTGGAAGCCAAGCTCATCACAGCCGTGGACGGCGCAGTGATCGACAAGACCTTCATCGCACAACAAGTTGCGGCGATTTGCGCCGAGCACGAAGTCGATTTTCTGGCATTCGACCCGGCACACATCGCGGACTTCATCGCAGCCTGCGAGCAGATCGGTTTCCCGGTCTGGAGGTTCGAAGGGCCTGACAAGCCAGAAGGCGAGGGGCTGAAACTAGTCAGCCATGCTCAAGGCAAGTTGGTTCGGTTCGAGGAAAAACAACTGACGATGCCTCGGAGCATCGAGCGGTTCGAAGACCGCATCCTGAACAAGACGATCACGATTGAGGACTCCCCGGTAACGACGTCCTGCGCGGCAAACGCGCATGTTGTCAGCGACGGTCAGGCGAACAGAGCCTTCGATAAGGACCGGAGCAGGGGGCGCATTGACGGCCTTGTGACCAGCGCTATGGCCGCAGGCGCCGCCGACAATGAGCTCGGCGAGACGCCGGTCACAGATATTGCCGCCATGCTCGGCTGAACAGGAGCAATCCACATGACCAAGGTCATTCATAAGGTTCTCGCCAGTAAGGGCGAGGGCCTCGAATTCGTTCTGTCTGATGCCACGGTCGACCGCTACGGCGATATCGTCGAGCCCGATGGTTGGGATCTCCAGAACTTCAAGGGTAACCCGATTGCACTCTTCGGCCACGCTTCCAGCTTCCCTATCGGGACGTGGGAGAATGTTCGCGTCGAGGGTAAGAAGCTCGTCGGACGGCTGAAGCTCGCTGCGCGCGGCACCAGTGCCCGCATCGATGAGTTGATCGGCTTGGTCGAGCAGGGCGTTCTGCGCGCCGTCTCGGTCGGCTTCGCTCCGATCGAATGGGAAGCCATCGACCCGAAAGATCCTTGGGGCGGCTCGCGGTTCATCCGCCAGCAGTTGCTCGAATGTTCACTCGTATCCGTCCCGGCAAATCCTTCGGCCTTGGCTTTGGCCAAGTCGATGGGGCTGTCGAGCGAAACCATGTCCCTGGCCTTTGGCGAGCAAGCCGAAACGAGGCGGCGGGATGTGTCTGCAACCGGCAAGCACGCCGAAACCTCCTCCCGGAACCGGTCGCAGACCGTCGTTCCTCCTCCCTCAACCGAAAGGTCAACGACCATGAAAACTCTCGCTCAGCGCATCGATGAAAAGACCGATGCTCTCGCCGCCAAACGTAAGGAACTCGACACGCTGCTCGGCGCCGACGATCTCGATCATGACGCGATCGATGCTGCCAATGACAGCATTGAAACGCTGGAAAAGGATCTTACCGTCCTGAAGCGCTCCGAAGGCACTGCTGCCAAGGCAGTCGTCAAAACCAACGTCAACCGTCAGCCCCTGGGCTTCAAGGCCGAGAAGCTGAACGGTCTGGACCTGATGGTCCGGCGTGCAGTCGTGCATGGCGTTGCTCTCCACACTGGAGCGCAGGTCGAGAAGGTGCTCGAAGAGCGTTATCCCGGCCACGACGAAGCCACCCATGCCATCGTCACCCGCGCCGCAGCTCCGATCGCCACGACCACCACTTCCGGCTTTGTTTCGCAGTTGGTCGAAAGCACCTGGGCCGATTTCCTCGAAGCCCTTCGCGGCCCGTCGGTTTACCCAGCGCTTCGCGATCGCGGTTATGGTGTCTCGTTCGACGCCGCCGGCACTGCCTACCTGCCGCAGCGCACCGGTTCCGGCGCCAACGGCTCCTTCTTCGCTGAAGGTTCTCCGATCCGCGTCGGCCGTATCACTGTCGCTGCCCCGACGTTCACCGCTCGCAAGATGGGCGTGATCATCCCGTTCACCCGGGAAGCTGCCAAGCGATCGACGCCGCAGCTTGAGGGCGTTCTACGCCGCGCAATCGTGGAAGACACGGCCGTCACCCTGGACTCGATCCTGCTCGACGCAACTGCCGGCGACACCGTGCGTCCCGCAGGTCTTCTCTATGGCGTGTCGGCGACTGCTTCCGGTTACGGCGGCGGCGATCACACCGCCGTAAAGGAAGACTTCAAGGCGCTGCTCACGCCGTTCATCAACGCCAATGCTGCCAGCGGCATTACCGTGATGATGAACCCGAAGCAGGGTCTGAACATCTCCATGATGGACGGCCCGGAAAACAACCCGGAATGGTTCTCGAACCTGGCCAGCCGCGTAACGATCCTGGAATCGACCAACGTGCCCGACGGTCGCCTGATCGCCATCCGCAACACCGACTTCGCCACTGCGCTTGGCGATATGCCGGAGTTCGAGATCAGCAACCAGGCCACAATCCATATGGAAGACACGTCGCCTGCTGAAATCGTGGCCACTGGCCCGACCGCTGCCGCTCCGGTGCGTTCGCTCTGGCAGACCGATTCCTCGGCTCTGCGCATGATCATGGACGTGTCTTGGAAGATGGCTCGCGACGGCATGGTGAGCTGGATCGACGGCACCAGCTACTGAGCCCGCCGGGCTGACAAATCGAGGCGCTGGACCGTTCGGGCCCGGCGCCTTTTCCACATGTGCAGATAAGTCTGCGGGAGAAACACCATGGCACTTCGCCGCTTCGTTGTTCCCGTGACCGTCGATGGCGATGGTGACGCGGAAGTCTTCAGCCCGGTTCTATCCGGCAAGCTCATTTCCTTCCGGTATGTGAAGGACGACTTCACTGACGGCGTCGACTTCACGGTTACCGCCGAAGCCAGCGGCGAGACACTTTGGGCCGAGGAAAACGTCAACGCCTCCGCCACGCGCTACCCGCGCGGAGCACTCCATTCAACTGCCGGAGCCGCCTCCCTTTATGCGGCACTTGGCGAAGCCGTGAACGGAAAGATCACGCTGTCTCAGGACCGCGTGAAATTCGTTGTCGCTGCCGGCGGAGACGAGACCTCCGGCACCTTCCACATCACCATCGACGGCTAGGGTCTTCGGACCAGAAAGGACTATCCCATGGCCATTCGTAAGTTTGAGGTGACTGCTGTCACCGGCACCGCGACCGCAACGGCATACAGCCCCTATCTCTCGGGCTATATCGAGAGCATCGAATACGTGAAGGACGGCTCCATCCCCTATGCCGATGGCGTCGACTTTACCATCACGTCCGAAGCAACCGGGGAATCCATTCTGGCGCTGACGGATCAGAATGCTTCCGTCGTGAAGCGTCCGCGCGCCGCCACCCACTCTGTTGCCGGCGTGGCCGCCGTCTATGCTTCGGGCGGCACTGCCGTGAACGATCGCATCGCGCTCAGCCGCGATCGCGTGAAGGTCGCCATTGCCCAGGGTGGCAACGGCAAGTCCGGCAAGTTCATCATCACTGTCGACGACGGCCGCTGATCATAGCGGGGCGGCTTCTGGCCGCCTCACCCTTCCCCTCAATTCGGAGGCGAGCACATGCGCGCAACCTGGTTTGTCCTCGAAGACGGCAATGCCGCCGATCCCGCAGAATGTGCCGATCAGGATGGCGTTCTGACCCATTCGTCCGGTGTGAAGGTCGCGATGCGCTCTCCGGGCGTGCCGCGGTCTCGCGGCGTTGACCTCGATGAGAGCGGCAAGCAGCTCTTTGGCGGCAAAGGCGACCATGACGGCAATGGCGCTGCTGGTGGCGCAAAGCCGACCGACGAGCCGAAGCCTTCAACGCCTGCCGCGACGGAAACGTCTGCAGTGGTCACGGAAGATATGCAGCCTGCCCAGCGGCCAGCTCCTGCTCGAAATCCTGGTTACCAGACCCGTCAGGGCAAGGGTCGCCGGTAATGGCCAACTGGATCAGCCGGATTTTCGGCGGCAAGCAGAAAGCAGCCGAGGGCGAATACCGTCCTGGCCCGTATCAGGCCGATAACGGCTGGCTTTCCGCGTCCGCTGGCCGGCTGATGAACTGGTGGCAGGCTGGGCATTCTCCCGGCCCATACGGCGAATCCGGCGCCATGGTTGAGGCTTGTGTCTCGGCTTATTCGCAGACGGTCGCCATGTGCCCCGGTGGCCATTGGAAGATGTTGCCGGATGGCGGCCGAGAGCTCGTTACCACGTCCGCACTTGCACGCATCCTGAAGCGCCCGAACGATTACGAATCGATGTCGGACTTCCTGATGAACCTGACAGATCGTCTCTACCGGGATGGCGAGGCTTTTGCCTATGCGCCCCGGAACGATCGTCAGGAAGTCGCTGAAATTCATCGGATGCGTTTCGGCCGGCCATATGTCGGCGACGATGGATCTATCTATTATGGCTTGTCCGGCAATGAGGTTGTCGACGCGCGGTTTGATCTTTCCTATCCGGTCCCGGCCCGCGACGTTCTGCATGTCAGGCTTCGGACGCCTAAGCACCCACTGAAGGGCGTAAGTCCCATTCTGGCTGTTGCCGTCGATCAGGCATTGGCCGGCGCGGCAATGAGCCAACAGGTTGCGTTTTATCTCAACCAGGCGCGTCCCTCGATCATGCTCGAGACCGACGCGAAGCTCACGAAAGAGCAGACCATTGAGCTGCGCGAGCTATGGGACTTGCAGACCAAGGGCGAGAAGGCTGGCGGCACGCCGATCTTGACCAACGGCCTCAAGGCCAAGGCGATCGGGCAGAGCGCCAACGATTCCAAGCTGGCCGATATGCTCAAGCTCAGCGATCAGAACATCGCCCTGGCTTTTCGGATGCCGCTTCAGATCCTCGGCATCGGCGGGACACCATTTGCATCGACCGAGTCTTTGATGTCGGCATGGAAGTCGACCGGCCTTGGTTTCGCGCTCAACCATATCGAGGAAGCCTTCGGCCTGCTTTTCAAGCTCAAGGGCATGCCCGACGAGTATCTGGAATTTGATACCGATGCGCTGCTGCGCTCCTCATTCAAGGAAATGATCGACGCGCTCACGACTGGCGCCGGCAAGGTTATGACCCGCAACGAGGCGCGCGCGAAGATTGGACTGGGCAAGAAGGAAGGTGGCGACGACCTCTATGTCCAGATGCAGGATATCCCGCTGGCCATGGCTGCGGAGCTGCAGCAGCAGACACTGAATGCTGAGCCTGCACCGACTGTTGAAGAGCAAGCCAGGTTGTTTGGCGAAGCAACGCGCACGGCCGTCGAGCCGATCGTGGAGCGTGTTGAGGCTGTCGAGGTTGCACAGCGCGAGGCCATCGCAGCCATTCCCGACCGCGTTCTTGAGGCTTTGCCGGCGCCCCTTGAGCGCGATGATACCGAAGACGCCATTGCGGCGATCAAACGAGGCTGGGAGACCGCCATTGAAGCCGCTTGATCACGAAAAGCTCGCCGCGGCATTAGTCGACGGTGCGCGTCAGTACATCGACAAGGCAATGGCGCCGCTCATGGAGCGCTTGGCAGATGCCGAGCAGCGAGCAGAAGCGGCTGAGGCGACGATCGCCAACATGGTCGCCAAGGCTGTGGCCGATATCCCTCTGCCGCAGAACGGCGCCGATGGTGCTCCGGGTCGTGATGGCGTCGACGGCATCGCTGGCGAACGGGGCGCCGACGGTATGCCTGGTGCCCAGGGCCGCGGCATTGCCAAGCTGATCATCAAGTCGGATGGGCACCTCGTCGCAACATTCACGGACGGCACGACAGATGATGTCGGCGTGGTTGTCGGTCGTGATGGCGCCGACGGCAAGGATGGTGCGCCTGGCGAAAAGGGGGCGGACGGCAAAGATGGCCGAGATGGCGCTGATGGTGCGCAAGGTGAACGGGGCGCCGATGGCGCGCCCGGCCGAGATGGTGAGGTCGGCCAGTCGGGGCGTGATGGCGTCGATGGTAAGAGCGTCGACGCGGACGAACTGGCTGAAATGGTGAAGTCTGAGGTCGAAAAGGCGTCGATCGCCGATCTTGTGCAGCGGGCAATCGACGCGATTCCTCGTCCTCGCGATGGCAAGGATGGCGAGCGTGGCGAAAAGGGTGAACCTGGCGCTGATGGGGCCAACGGTCGTGATGGCGCCGATGGCGCGCCAGGTGAACGAGGCGCCGACGGACTTCCGGGCCGGGATGGCATTGATGGAGCTCCTGGCCGCGATGGCGCGAATGGCAAGGATGGGCGTGACGGTAAGCTGCCCATCGTCAAGGCTTGGATCGATACGGTTCACCGCGAAGGCGATGTCGTCACGCATGAGGGCGTGACCTATCAGGCCAATCGAGACACCGGCAAAGCGCCGCCCCATGCGGACTGGATTTGCCTTGCGGCACGAGGCGAAGACGGCAAGCCCGCCGAGCAGATTGAGGTCCGCGGCACCTTCAGTCCTGACGCGGAATATGGCCGCCTCAACATTGTCGCGCTCAACGGCAGCGCATTCATCTCCCGCAAGGCAGATCCGGGCCCGTGCCCTGGCGACGGCTGGCAGGTCATTGCGATGCGCGGCAAGGAAGGCAAGCCGGGGCAGAGCATCAAGGGCGATCCCGGCCCGTCCGTGAAGGGCGATCCCGGCCCGGCGATCCGCTCGATGTCCGTGGATGACCAGGGTTTGCTGGCACTAGTAAATGCTGACGGCTCCAAGATTGAATGCGACCTCTACCCGGTTCTGGTGAAGGTGCAGGGCTCATGAAAATGAATAGGCCTGTCCTCATCCAAGCGCCGGAAAGCTTTCCCGTTACCCTCGAAGAGGCCAAGGCGCACCTCAGGGTTGACTGGGATGACGAGGACGGGATTATCAGTGCCTTCATCGCGGCTGCTGTGTCCTATCTGGACGGCTGGAGTGGCATCCTCGGTCGGTGCTTGGTCGAGCAGACCTGGCGCATGGATTTCAGCAAGTTCTGCCGCGAGTTGCCGCTGCCCTTGGCGCCGGTGACCTCGATCGCGAGCATCACTTGGCGGAATGCCGACGGGCAGACCGCGACCATTGATGATGACGAATATCTGCTCGAGGTGGACAGCGCCGGCAACTCGTTTGCGCGCTTCCGCAATGCCTATGTATTTCCCTCCAGTCTTTATGAGCGGGACGCAATCTCCGTCACTTTTGTCGCGGGCTATCCCGCCGACGAGGACGATAACAGCACAGTCCCTGGCGCTCTTAAGGTCGCCATCCTCCTGCTCGTGGCCGAATGGTTCAACAACCGTGAGGCGTCGGTACCTGGTTCGGTCGCCGAACTGCCGTTTGCCGTGAATGCGCTCATCTCGCCCTTCCGGCGGATGGTCCTTTAGCCAAACCTCGAAAACCAAGGGAGGCCAGCATGGCCGACATTTCCATTTCCGCTGCCAATGTGAAACTGGTCTCTGGACCGACTAAGAGCCTTATTGCCGCTGCCGTTCTGACGGCTGGGCAGGCTTGCTATCAGGCTTCTGTCACGAAGAAGGCAGGGCTCGCCGATAACGACAGCGCTACGGCTGAGATCCGCTCCATCGGCGGCCTGGCGCTCAACGGTGCCGCTGCCGATCAGCCGGTGGTGCTGGCGCTCAACGGCGCTGTCGTCAACGTCGGCGCCGTGCTGACCGCCGGCACAGATTATTACCTTTCCGGGACGCCCGGCGCGATCTGCCCGCGCGCCGATGTCACGACCGGCGATGATCCAATCCGTATCGGTATCGCGCTCACCACGTCGAACCTGCAGCTGGATTTCGCTGACCCCAACGTCACGCTGTAGCGATGCCTTGGGTCCGCTTCACTGCTGACTTCGACTTTAAGCCGACGCGCCAAACCACGATCGCATACCGCGATGGCGACGAGAAGCTCGTGACGACTGTCTGCGCAAATGCCGCCGTGGGCGCATCCAAGGCAGTCAGAATCACCAAGCGAAAGGCCAAGACATATGGCTGAGAGTTTCCGTCGAGCTGGCGGCTTGCGCGAGCGCCTGCATTTCCAGCAGCGCGGTGATGGTGACGACGGCATGGGCGGCCCCGGTATGCCGGGTGCCGGCGAGTTCGAAACCGTCTTCACGGCTGCGGCCGGGATGAAGCCGCGCACCGGTGGGGAAGGCGTCGATGCGGCCCGCCTCGGTGGCACTCAGCCGTTCGTCGTCACGGTGCGCAACACAACCAACACGCGAGAGATCACCGTGGCGTGGCAACTCGTCGACGCTCGCAATGAAGCCCGCATCTTTGCCGTGGTTTCGCCGCCGGCTGACCCCGACGGCAAAAATCAGTGGCTGGAATTCCTGGCCACCGAAGGAGCGCCATCCTGAGATGGCCAAGGTGCAAGGCCTCGATAGCCTCCGGAAGAAGCTTCAACGTTTCCCCTCGGTGGTCGAGCAGGAAATTCGTGCGGCCATGGAGGTCGGCGCGAACGAGATCGTAACGCTCGCAAAATCGCTGACCCAAAGTGATCGGGTAAGGGAATCCATAGGCTGGGCTTGGGGCGATGCGCCAGGCGGCACGATGGCGATCGGTGCCGTGACTGGCCCTGAGGGAAACCTGAGGATCACGATTTACGCCGGCGGCGATGACGCGTTTATGGCGCGCTGGGAAGAGTTTGGTACCGCTCCGCATATCAATGGCGGTCGCTTCGCGGGAACGCAGCACCCAGGCACGGCCGCAAGGCCCTTCTTTTTTGTCTCTTATCGCGCCAATCGGCGGCGAGCTCGCGGCAGGATTACGCGGTCCGTCAATAAGGCCGCTAAGCGGATCGCAACCGGGGGCTGAGTGTGGAACCAATCTATGAACTCCGGCTGGCGGCGCTGAATAAGCTTCGTCAGGTGCCGGCACTTACAGCAATCGTCGGGACCAAGATTTATGATCGCGTTCCCGAGAGGCAGGTCGGCGGGCAACTGGTGGCCGACGTCACCAGCCCGTACATCAGCCTTGGGCTCGCAACAGCGATCAGCGACGATGCGGACTGCATCGAAGGCTTGGAAGTCACATTCCAGATCGATGGTTGGTCTTGGGGCTCCGGCCTTGCGTATAGCTCAGTCCAAGCAAGCCAGATTGCAGGGGAAGTTCGCAAGGCGCTGCACGGCGTCGAGCTTAATCTGTCGGTCAACGCGCTCGTGTCCATCCGTCACGAGCTTACCCGCATCCTTCGCGACAGCGACGGTATCACCAACCATGCCGTGATCCAGTTCACGGCCCTGGTCGAAGTCAAATAACCCCTCAACATCGGAGAATGCCATGGCCCCGCCCAGCAGGATCAAAGGCGGCAAGGTTCGTGTGATGCTCGGCAATAGCGCCGATCCCATCGTCTACGCGGCCCTTTGCGGTTTCACTTCCAAGTCGCTGACCCTCACCAAGGGTCTCGAAGAAATCAACCTTGGCGATTGCGACGAGCCTGATGCCGTCAACTGGCTTGGCCGCGATGCGGTCTCGCTCAGCATGGCGGTCTCCGGCGAGGGCGTGCTTGCCGCTGAAAGCGTCGAGCAATGGCTTGATGCTTGGGAAAGCGTTGACAGCGTTCCCGTCAAGGTCGAGCTGGAATTTCCCAGCACCACCTACACCTATACCGGCTACATGCAGGTCGAAACGCTGGAAATCGGCGCTCCTGACGGCCGCACCGTGACGAACAACGTCTCGATGCAGTCGGACGGCAAGATGACCCGCACATCGGCGCCGACTGCCTGATGGGTGTCTCGCAGACGATCGGCCCGTTGGATTGGGCCGATGGGGCATACACGTTTCGCCTGGCCAATGGCGAACTGATCATGCTTCAGGATGCCACGGATTGCGGTCCATTTTTCCTGCTCGACAAGCTCGGCGGCAAGCATTGGAAAGTTCAAGAAATATCGCACATCATCAGGCTCGGTCTGATCGGTGGCGGCATTGAGCCGGCTAAGGCCCTGAGCCTTGTGCGCGACTATGTCGAGAGCCGTCCCCCAATGGAAAGCGTGCCGCTGGCATTTGCTGTCCTCGCTGCCGGCGTGCAGGGGGCGCCGGACGATCCAAAAAAAACGGTGGGGGAGGCGACGGGCAGCGGCTCGACGGTCTCCCCAACGGACGATTCCGCTGGGGCCTGATCCTCGGTTTGGGAGCGGCCATGGGGTGGACCGCCGAAGCGGTTAAGCGCGCCTCCCTGTGGGAATTTTTCTCCGCATGGGATGGCTATGTTCAGGCCAATACTCCTGCCCAAAAGGGCAAGCTGACGCCTGAGGAAAAGGCGGAGCTTATCGCCGATATCGAGGCCTACGGTTTCTCGCGAGGCGGCGTCCTGTCGACCCAAACCTATCTGCTGGCCGGTCTGCACCTGGTGCCGGCTGGCATTGTGACGTTCGAGGTTCACTAGCATGGCGACTGAAATAGAGCGCTTGGTCGTGAGCCTCGAGGCTTCGATCACCAAGTTCGATCGCACGATGCAGAAGGCCTTGGGCATCACCAACAACACGATGCGCAAGATCGAGCAGCGGCAGGCAACTGCGATTCAGAAGCTCAATGCCGGCTGGTCGGGACTGCAACGAGGTGTCGCTTCAGCGTTCGCTACGGCGGCTGCCCTGCGCGGCGCACAGCAGCTTGTTGATGCGAGCACGCGCATCGAAAACTCGCTGAAGGTCGTTGGCCTCGCTGGCGAAGAACTCGATCGCGTCTATCAGTCGCTGTTCCAGTCGGCGCAGCGAAACATGGCGCCAGTGGAGACGCTGACAACGCTATTCAGCCGCCTCGGTCTCGCCCAGAAGGAACTCGGCGTCACGACCGACGAGCTGTTGAGCTTCACGGATAATGTGGCTCTTGCGCTCCGCGTGCAGGGCACGACTTCCGATGAAGCCCGAGGCGCGCTGATCCAGCTTAGTCAGGCCATGGGTTCCGGCATTGTCCGGGCTGAAGAATTCAACTCTGTCGTGGAAGGTGCGCCGTCCATCCTTCGCGCCGCTGCCGCCGGCCTGAAGGAAGCCAACGGCTCTGTCGCCGCGCTGCGCAAGTTGGTCATCGATGGCAAAGTCAGCAGCGAGGCATTCTTCCGCGCCTTCCAAGCTGGTTCCGTCATTCTGCAGGAGCAGGTGGCCGGGGCTGAAGTTACGATCTCCCAAGGCTTCGTTCGCCTGCAGAACGTGCTGATCGACACGGCAGGAAAGCTTGATGAGGCTACTGGGGCGTCGGTGCGCATTGGTGCGGGCCTGACGGACCTTGCCAACATTATAGATGCCCTCGGAAACACTGCCGTTGATAACAAGGACAGCGTTAGCAGTTTCATTGATCAGGTTGGCATCTCGGCACAGAACCTGCCGATTTTTGCGGACATCAGGCGCGGTGTTGAGGCGCTTCGTGCGCTGACGCGCGAGGGCTCGGAAGCCCGCGCCATCATAGACGAGTTGACCGCGAGCTTCGACAAGTTCGGTCCGACCGTTTCCGATACAGATATCGCCTTGGGGGAGGCGGAGCAGACCTTGGCGAGTTTCGCTGACAACACCGTCGGCAAAATGGGTGAGATCGATGCGGCAGCGCAAGATCTCTTCCAGCAGGTGTTGGAGGGGAAGGGGTCTGCCCGGCTCGCCGCCGAAGCCATTGAGGCCCTCGGTGATGCCAATCCGGACTTCGCTCCCTTGCTGTCGAAGATCGGCGCGACGATCCAGCAAATCTACGCCCTGCGAGCGGCGGCTATTTCCGCTACCCGGATGGACGAAATTGGCGCGGCGCCAAAATTCTCCGAGCTTCAATCTTTTGGTGCCAGCCCTACTGTCCAGCCGGTGAGCCTGAGCGACTATAAGGCGCCAGCCGGTGTAGGTGGCGGCGGCGGATCGAAGCGCGATCAGTATGCTGCGGCAGTCGCAGCTCAGCAGGAACGCATTGACGCCCTGACCCGCGAGACCGCTCTGCAGGCCCAACTCAACCCGCTTGTGAACGACTATGGCTTCGCGGTCGAAAAGTTGCGGGCTCAGATCGAGCTTGAGAACGCGGCAAAAGAGCAAGGCTTGGCTCTCGATGAGCCGCGGCGCCAGCAGATCGAAGAGCTTTCATCCGGATATGCTCGAGCAACTGCCGAAGCTGCCCGTCTTGCCGAAGCTCAGGATAAGGCCCGCCAGTCGGCAGAAGACCTTGCCAATGCCGGACGAGAGGCCCTCGACACCATCATCGACGGCTTCCTCGAAGGAAAAGACGCCGGGGAAATCTTCGGGAACGTGCTGAAAGATCTCGGGCGCAATCTGCTGAATATGGGTTTGAATGGCCTCTTCAGTGGCTTTGGCGGCGGTGGAAATCCGCTGGCGGCACTCTTCGGTGGTTTCCGCGCAGGCGGCGGCCCTGTTCAGGCTGGCAAAGCCTATGTTGTGGGTGAGAAGCGCCCGGAACTCTTCGTTCCCGGCCAGAGCGGCACGATCGTGCCCCGCATTCCCGATGTCGCGGGCATCTCCGCTCCGCCCACGACCGCAACGAGCAGCATCACGTTGATGGCAGGTGCCATCCAAATCGACGGTAGCGGCCTAAACCAAGCCCAAATGACAACGGCCATCTCTGATGCGCTAGAGCGCTATGACCGGAAGACCTTGCCGCGCCGCGTCAACGAGCTGAAGAACAACACGATGGTGGTCAACGGATGACGGCAATCACCTTCCCGATTCCTCAGGCAGACCTTGGCGACCTTCTGCCGGTTCAGTCCGTCACATGGGAGCTTGTCCGACAGCAGGAATTTAGCGGCTTGGGATCGGGGGAGGGGCTGGCAGCAGACCTTGCCCCGGCTCTTTGGGAGGGCGACGTTTCCCTTCGACCTTTGCTTCACACGAAGGCGCGCGGGCTGGTCGCAAAGTTTGACGCTCTTGATGGAGCAATCCAAACATTCTTCCTGGCTAACCCGCTTGGCTGGTGGCCGGCGACTGATCCTGGCGGCGTCATCTATGGGGCGTCCAATCCTGAAATCGGCTTCATCGCCACGAACAGGAAGGAACTGTCGTTCACCGACTTGCCGCCCAACTATGTCCTCTCCGCCGGTGACATGTTCATGGTGGAATATGGAACGCCGGCACGTCGCGCGCTGCATCGCCTGGTTGGGGACATCACTGCCAACGGTTCGGGTACCACTGGCCTGGTGGAAGTGAGGCCGCACCTTCGGTCGGGCATCGTTGAGGGCCTCGCCGCCAGCTTCAAAAGACCAGCGGCCAAGGTGAAGCTCATCCCCAACACACTGACCCAGCAGTTTCACTCAGCGAACCGGACCCGCATCAGCTTCCGTGTCCGTCAAACCCTGGCAGCAGGATAGCACTTCATGGTCAGAGTTTTGGACGCCGCGACACAGGGCGCTGTGCGAAATCGCTCGGCTATAGTTCCGCGCGACTTCGTGCTTTTCACCCTGACAGCGGGCGAGACTGTCACCCGCTACGGTTTCACCAACGTCGGCGAAGACGTCGCGGTCAACGTTGTCACCAACGGCGCGGGAACGGTCGAAAACTACACTTTCTATGGCGACAACGCGCCGATCCAGGCCATCGACGCTATCCCGCTGAAGGTCGGTCTTGAGGTCGATACCATTCAGGTTCGGCTGAATCCGATCCATCCAATTGTGAAGCTTTTAGCGCGCGCCGATGAGACTGCGCTTCGGGTTGCTCGGGTGCAGATCTTCCGCGGCTATCTCGATCCAGATTCCATGCTGCTGGTTGCCAACCCTCGGAGCCGCTTCGTCGGCCAGGTCAACACTGCGCCGGAGACGGTCGCGGGTCCGGGAGGCGAAAGCATTCGTACGATCAACGTGCGCTCGCACACCCAAGAGATGACCCGAACGAACTCGGCGAAGAAGAGCGACGAAACCTACCGGCTCCGCTCCGGCGATCGGTTCGGCCAATACGCCGGAACCGCCGGGAATTGGGAGCTTTGGTGGGGTGAAGTGAAGGGCACGACTTAAGCCATGGGCTTCATTTTTCAGATCATCATTGGGCTGGTTCTCAGCCTCGCATCGACGCTTATCCAGTCGATGTTCCAGCAGGACCAGAAGCAGAAAGTCCCTGGCGTCCGTGGGTCGATCCAGACCGGCGGCGATATCCCGCTTTCCTTCATCATGGGCTTCTACGCCACTGGTGGGCATCTGAAATACGCCGGCACTTGGGGCAATTCTGGGGAGACTCCGAATGCCTATTTCTCCAAGGTCGTGTCGGTTTCGGACCTGCCTGTTCGTGGACTATCGGGCTTCTTCGTCAACGGCGAGCGCGTCACTTTGGCCGGGATGCCGACGGGAAGTCTCGGATATGCCGTTCTCGAATATCGAGTGAATGGCGTCGATCACCTATGGGTCAATTTCTACAACGGCAATCAGACTGCCGCCGACCCGCTGATGCTGGCGCAGTTCGGCGCCGATCCGAACCGGCCCTACACGTCAGATATGGTGGGTCGTGGCGTGGCTTACTTCGTCGCGACGGCATTGGTGAACCGCGAGCTTTTTTCGGGCTTCCCGGAGTATTTAGCTGAGGTTCATGGCATCCCGCTCAGCGATCCTCGCGGGGATAGCCAGCACGACAATCCAATGGTCGGCATCTACACACTCGCCAAGGGGCTCTACTTCGGCGGCCAGTGGGTCTATGGCCCGCAGAACATCACCGACGCCAACTTCATCGCGGCTAACCTAGAAGGCCAGATGGACAAGTGCGACACGCTGCGCGACGGCACGACCGAGAAGCGGTTCCGCTTCGGCATGGAAGTCAGCGTGGACGCCGAGCCTCATGCCATTATCGGTGAAATGCTCAAGGCCTGCGAAGGCCGCGTGGCTGAGATTGGCGGGATATACAAGTTCTTGGTGGGTGAACCGGACGCGCCAGTCGTGTCTTTCACCGATGAAGACCTTGTGATTTCCGAAGGCCAGACCTACGAACCGTTCCCCGGCCTCGAAAGCCTATTCAACGGCATGGGCGCCACCTATCCGGAGCCTGCTGAGGGCTGGGAGCTTAAGGAAGCGCCGCCGCGGTACCGCAGCGACCTTGAGGTGCTGGACGACAACCGCCGTCTGCCCTTCACTACGCAATACAAAGCCGTTCCGTTCGCCCTGCAGGTTCAGGAGCTGATGCGGGCCGCCATCGAGGAGGTACGCCGCTTCCGCCGGCACACGCAGACGATGCCGCCGGAATGGTGGGAATACGAGCCGCTCGACGTAGCTGCGTGGACCAGTGCCCGCAACGGCTATGTGGGGAAAGACTTCCTCATCACGGCCATGGACGACCTGCCGAATGCCAACCAGTTCGTTGGCCTGCAGGAGATGGACCCGAGCGACTATTCATGGTCGACCGACAATGAGCTCCCCTATGACGTCGCGCCGCTGGTCATTGCTCGGCCGGCTCCGCAGCAGATCACCGGCTTCGCTGTCGAGCCTTATATCGGGGAGGACAATAATGGGATTGCCCGTCGTCCGGGCTTCCGCATTTACGGGTTCGGCGCTGGGCTGGTCGACGTCAGCGAGGTTTGGGTTCAGGCTCGGCTTGCCGAGACAGGCGCGCTGGTTATCGATGGCAGGGCTCCATACGATCCCGAAGAGATCGAACCATCGGCGCAATGGTCTGGCGACCCAATCCTGCCAGCGGTCCAATACGAGGTACGCGGCAAGCTGGTCCCGTTCTCCGGCCGTGCCACTGAATGGTCTGCGTGGCTGCCGGTCACCACGCCTGATGTAAAGCTCGGCCCCCTCGATGTCGTCTATGGCGACATCGATCTGGATGAACTTGGCGAACAGGTTCAGGGCTATTTCGATTGGATGGGTCAGAACATCCGCGAGCTGATCGAGCAGGCCCAGGCTCAAGCTACATTGACTGGCGACCAGGAGCTGGCAAACGCCTACCAGTTCGATGAGGTCCGGCGCAGTCTGGCTGTCGTATCCGGCGAATTGTCCGCGTCGTTCGAAGAGACCATCACCGTGGCTATTGTCCCGATGCAGGGGCAGTTGGTCGCGATGGCCGATGCGTTGACCGAGTTGTCAGCGGCCAACGATGGCGACGTCAATTCGGCTCGCATCCGGTTCACAGCGGTTTCTGGACCCACGGGTTACAGCCGCGTTGGCATCGAGACCCGCTTTGATCCGCTCGACAGTGGCGACTTCCGCTTGGCAGGTAGTTACTGGGACACTCCCAACAACAACTCTTTGCCGACACGGCGCATGGAGATTGCCGAGCAATTCGTAATCGCCGAGAGCGCGGCAGCGGCGGCTTTCCAGCCGTTCATCTTCCAGTCGGGGGTGCTGCGGGTTGCAAACGCCATGGTCGGCAGTGCCGCCATTGTCGATGCCGCAATCACCAATGCCAAGATCGCCGATGCGGCAATCACGAACGCCAAAATCCAAGACGCCACGATCACAGGCGCCAAGATCGCGAATGCGTCTATTGGCAGCGCTCAAATCGGTGATGCGGCGATCACCAACGCGAAAATTGCCAATGCGACCATTCAGACGGTCAACTTCGCGAATGGCGCGATCGCTCAATACACAACCGGTGGCAGCTTCGTTTCAGCAGGAAAGGACTGGGTGTCAGCCACATTCACTTCCTATGGCTTCCCCGTCTTGCTGGGCATTCAAGCTCAGATTAGCCGGGACTCCACAGGGTCGAACCCAGATTTTTACATCTATATCGAGCTCGAAAACCTGACGACGGGCGCGGTAACTGTTTTAGCGCTGGCCGTCGGTGTCACGGACATCGTGACGTTCCGCACACTCACTACCGGCCAAGTCTATCGTATTCGCTTGATTGAACGAGCTGCTAGCTCAGGGGCTACCGGCGGCGCGACAATCGTTGGAACACCATCCGTCGTCGTCCAGGCGCCTAGAGTTTAACTGTCTTTACCAGACACCCGGTCACATTGCGCCGCCTCCGGGGCGGCTTTTTCTATTGGAGCCAACATGGCCGTTCTCTCTGACTATGTGTCGGGCACCATCAGCCTGACCAATGGCTTGGTGGATTTCACCGGCACGGGCACTGGCTGGCAGCTCGCACAAATCCGCGAAGGCGACACGATCTTCTATCTGCCGGGAACGCCCTATCAGGGTGTGATTTCTGAGATCACCTCCAACGTCGCTGGCAAGCTGGACAGGGCATGGGAGGGGCCTGACCTCGTCGATGTGGCATACCGCATCCGCATCCTCTCGGATGGAAGCCGATCCACATCGCAGTCGGCCATGCTGCGCGAGCAGCTTGGCAATGGGAATATTCAGGCTGTTGCTGGGCTGACGGGATCGGCTGATCAGGTACTTATGTTCACCGGCCCGGGCGCGATGACCACTGTGCCCAAGTTGTCGCTTGTCTCGGGTGCGGACTATGATGTTCAGGTTGATGATCTCTCCGCGCGCGCCACATACGATGGGCAGGCGGCCGGTTTCTCGGTGCTTGTGTCCGATGTCGGCGACGGTCGTTCCGCCATCTATTCCAAAGCCAGCAATGCTAGTGCGGATTGGACCGATCCTGCGTTCGTGACTGGACCTGTTGGTCCGTTGCCCGATGTGACCGTTGGTGATGTCACCACAGGCTTGCCCGGAACAGACGTTGAAATTACTCCGACGCCGACTGATGATGGCGTTGAGCTTAGCTTCGTGATCCCAGCAGGCGAAGGTTTCGTCTATGTGCCCGGCGGGTACGACGACGAATTCGCCTACGGCAAAGGTTACGTGATCAATGAAGCAGGGTCGGCTTGGATAACTCTTCAACCCACCACTGGCAATGCTCCTCCAACCCTTCCAACTACAAGCAATGCCTATTGGGAGTTGTTGGTTCAGAAGGGTCAGGATGGCACTGGCACGGGTGACATGGTCGGGCCGGCCGATTCCGCGAATGACGAGATCGTGGTCTTCAGCGGCACCACGGGCAAGCTGACCAAACGTGGCGGCAAAACCATCGCTGAACTTGTTCCGGGCGATGGCAGCGTGACGAACGCCAAGCTCGCAAATATGGCCAATGCTACAGTCAAAGGCCGCAACACGGCCGGCGCTGGGGTACCCGAAGACGTTACCATGACCCAGCTTCTGGCGCTATTGAAAGCGACAGGCGCCTACGCCAGGGACAACATTCTCGGCGCGGTTTCCCAATCAGGCGGCGTACCGACCGGTTACATTATCGAGCGCGGAAGCAATGCCAATGGACAGTATGTGCGGTTTGCAGACGGAACCCAGATTTGTTGGCACAAGTCACCCGGCTCATTTTCTGCAACAAATGCGGCTGGGTCAGTTTTTGCAAGCGGGTTGGCTACATTCACGTTCCCGGTCGCCTTTAGTGCCGCCCCCAACGTGACATATAATGCGGCGTTCTCTGCCGTTTCCGCCCCGTGGGTTTCGGGAGCCGCCATTACAACGACAACAGCATCATTGTACCTGCTGGGTGCTCTTAGTGGTGCAGCGGGCGTGCCTGAATATATTGCCGTAGGAAGGTGGTTCTAATGCGCATTTCGTTTTCACCTCAGCGCCGAGACGACACGTTGGCGCTAGAAAAAAGCAGCGGTGATCGTCTCCGGATCAACGGCGAGTTGTTCAACTTTAATCCGCTGGCTGAGGGCGACATGATCCCGGCCGGCGCCGTTCCGTGCGCATGGATTGTCGGACCAGTCGAGCGGATCGCAGGAGAGGTCAGGCTGACGTTGATCCTGCCACACGGACCGACTCCGTCTCAGGCGGTTGCTTTTCCTGAGCCCGTCACAGTCGCCGAAGATGGGCCGATCGAAGTGCCACGTGATCCAGAACCGCAGCCAGAGGAGCCCGCCAATGTGGAGCCCTGATCAGTCGATCATCGTCACAGCAGAGCAACGCACAGCGGAAGAAGCTGCCGCGGCCCGAAAGGCGGAGTTTCCGAACCTTGAGCCCGACCAGTTCTGGTTCGTGGTTCGGGCCTCCGGAAACGAGCAGGAGCTTCGCGACTGGGTTGCGAGCCTCAACGATCCGGAGGGCCCGGATTATGACCCAATGGCCTGGGCTGTCGCGTCGGCCAAGCTCGACTTCGCCAAGTTTTTCGAACGTGATCATCCACTCGTGGAAGCCGCGCGTGAAGCGCTGTGTATCACCGTAGATCAACTGGATGATCTATGGAGGTTTGCGGCCGCATAAGAAAAAGGCCCCAGATCGCCGGGGCCTTTGTTGCAAGTCCTACCAGGGCTTGTTCGACTGGCTCGACAGCGACGGGTTTTCCGTACGCTTTCCTTCACCCCACGAAGCGGCATTACCGTCTTTGTTAAGATATTTCGGCCCCGTGCTGGCGGCGCAACCGGCAAGAATTACGACCAAGGCAAAGATAGCAGCAAACCGCATTAAGGAATCCTCCGGAACAATTGGAGGATTCTATATCTTCGAAACCGGTCGATGCAACTGACATGGATAATCGTCCATCGGGGATGGGATGTATCGCACTAGCTGGGCATTGGGCCTGGTGCGCAGTTCTTGGCAATTATGGTCTTGTCGACAGCAACCATTTGGCCCTTGAGACTAGCGACTTCGGCCGCAACGTTCCCGCCCGAAAGGCTGGATGTCGGCATGCCAATGAGGAAAACGCCCCAAGCATCACCGGTGCGAGCATCGTTTTGCGCTTTTGCTGTCACTGCGTATGCCTGTTCGAGCCTGCCCTTCTCCTGACCAAGTTGGGTACAGGAATAGGATTGATACTGGACCTCCGAAACGTACGACGGTGCTATACTCTCAGGCGCTTTTGCGCAGGCTGCGAGAGACGCCACGACCAGTCCAGTCGCTGCGATAGTCTTCAAGTTCATGATAGCCCCCTCAATGAGGAGGTTATCGAAATATTAATGAAGAGCGAGAGTCAATGAGGCGCCCCGCGAAAGAGTTAACCACTGACAGTCCGAATGAAAGCCTTACATCGTTGCTCTATTGGGATACGCGGCGGACAAGGAAGACCCCATTCGGCGAAATGGAGCCTTCCCCTGCCGGTAGCGTCCAAGGCCTGCTGACTACGGCATGGGACGGCCCTGGGCGATCTCTATGAATAGCGTCCTGCCGGTGCCGTCTATAACGTTCGACAGGTCGAGCATGAAAAAGCCGCCTGTCGTGATCTCTGTTGGATCACGCGGCGGCTTTGGTTGAGCATCCAGCCACTCGGTTGAGCGTCAACAACCGGGCCAGATGCTCGGCTCTATGAACTGAGCCGCATGGTTTTGGTTCCGTCTTGGAAAAGAGAAGGCTTCGACCGCCCCTCACAGCCGAAGCCTTCCCATACCCGGGAGCGTGGGGCAAACCGCGCGCCGGAATTTTAGGCTAGACGGCATTCATTAAAAAAGCCCCGGCGTGCAGGCCGGGGCTCAGTGGAGCACTCAGTGCCCTGGGGACATGCGCGTGGGCACCGATGCCGCTAAACGCGCACGCTGCGATTAGGTTCATCAGCAATTTGGCCTCGCTTCTGCGGGGCCTTTTCTTTTCCATCCATCACAGGAGGCCGATATGGCCCTAAAGGCTGCGTTCTTCGACGCGGTTCGCTCGACGCTGGCCGACGGCTCGCTCAGCCAGCACCAGGTCGACGTTCTCAACGCCATCTCGGCGGCTTGGGACAAGTACGGAGACGACTTCGGTTATTCCGATATGCGCTTGGCCTATGTCCTTGCGACAGCATGGCACGAAACCGGCCGCTTCAAATGGCTCAAGGAAATCTGGGGCCCGACGGCTGCGCAGAAACGCTACGAGGGCAGGGCGGATCTCGGCAACACGGTCGCCGGCGACGGCAAGAAGTTCATGGGCCGCGGGCTCGTGCACATCACCGGCCGGGCGAACTACACCGACTGGTCGCGCCGCCTGGGCATCGATCTGCTCAAGGAACCGCAGCGTGCCGAAGAGGTGTCGATCGCGGCCCGCATCCTCGTCGAGGGAATGACAAAGGGCACCTTCACCGGCAAGAAGCTGCAGGACTACATCAACAGCGACCAGTGCGACTATGTCGAGGCTCGCCGGATCGTCAACGGCAAGGACGAGGCTGCGCTTATCGCCGGCTATGCCGAGAAGTTCGAAGCGGCGCTCATTGGCGGGCGTTCAGCCTCTCCCGCACCTTCGCCCTCACCCAGGCCATCAACGCCGCCCGCTGGCGGCGCCAGCAAGTCGCCGGCTGCCGCAATAGTGGCGGTCCTGCTCGCCATTGCCGGCGGCATATACGCCTTCCTCAAGAACCAAGGGATTCTGCCATGAAAGCTGCCATCAATCAGGTCTGGGACTTCATCGTCCGCTGGCGCACGCGCCTATTCAACGGCATCGGCGCGCTGCTGGTGCTGGTCGCCCCTCTGCTGGGCGCCCCCGAAGTCCAGGCTGTCATCCCGGCGAAGTATCTGCCGTATGTGATCGCGGCAGTCTTCATCATCAACGTCTGGATGCGCCCGCGTGTGGCGGCAACGAAGGACGATGCTGAGGTGCAGGTTCGCGAAACCCTGAAGGCTGCCGATGGCCCGGCCGTCATCACGGTCAAGACGCCCAGCAATTCGAAGACCATCGTCAATGTTTAGGGCCATCCTCGATTGGCTCGGTGGCGGCGTCATCAAGCAATTCACCGGGCCGCTGCTGGCGGCCTATCAGGCGAAGCTCGACGCACAGAACAGCGAGCAGCGAATTGAGGCAGAGAAGACCATCACCCGCATCGAGGCGGCGCGAGATATCGCCGTCGCCGAGGCGGGCAGGGCGTGGTCAGCAACGTCCGTCGGCCGGTGGCTGATCGTCGTTCCCTTCGGCCTCTGGTGGGCTGCGATCTACCTCGTCCAGATCATCAACCCATGGTTCGGCCTCGACCTGGTGGTGATCGACGTCCCCGCCCGCATTCACGACATGGCTCTGGTACTCGTCCCGGCCATAGTCATTGCCGACGCTGGCGCCTTCGCGGCGCGGCAGTTCAGAGGAAAATAGCCTGATGACGGCACCGCCTGAAGAAGATCCACTTGGCCGCGGCAAGCTCACCTTGAGCAAGCGCGTTGATCTGCTCGAACGCGATCGCGCTCAGCAGTCCCGCGTCCTCACCGAGATCGTCAACGCAGGGAAGACGTTCACGCCCGAGCAGATCGCTCAACTTAGGGCGGTGATGCGGGAGGAGTGGGCTGACGCTGGCCTACGCCTGGATGATGCCGGGCACCAGGATGAAGCGCGCGAAGATTTCCGCTTCCTACGCCGCCTTCGGCTGACATGGGATGGCTCAACCAAGAAGGTTGGAACGGCCGTCCTCACGGCCCTGATTGGTGTTGCACTGATAATCTTCGGGTCTGGATTCTGGCAGTGGATCAGCAACGCTGGAAAATAGCCTGGTGATCCTTCTCGGCTTGGGTATCGCATTCTTGTGATCAATTGCCATCCAGTGATGGCAAGTCGTTCTATCAATCTGCTAGGTAGTGCGAGTCCCTGTACTGGTGCCCGTGCTGATGTTTCCTCAGTTGTGCTTGACCTATCTGAAGGTGGTTTTGTCTTATCCCGCCTCAGTGGCCTTTTTGTTTGGCCTTCATGAAGGTGCCAAGGCAACCGGGTTTCATCTCGAACATCCTCAAAAGTTCACCCAGTTTTCAAAGTTCGCTAATGCTTTCTTCGCCCTTCTCGTTCAGCATTGGTTGCTATGGTTGATTGTTAGTGCTTTGATTGCGATATGGTGGACTGCAATGGTTTCGCAACCAAAAGCCGATTCCAAACGTACGTTCGATAGCCGGCGCGCTTCGCCGGCGAAGAAAGCCAAGAGGTGAGCGCTATGGACACCGCCGTGTTTGACGCCGCCGTCATCGCATCGGATCAGTTTCCGTTTGCGATTGCCGTTATCTCAATAGCTGTCGCGTGGCTGGCATATGCCGTGCTCTCGCGCGGGCTTTTTCTGGTGACTGATCCCATTCGCCAAGGTTTGCTGGATTTGGCAGAAGCGCTTTGTGACGAGCCGACCTTCCCGGAGGAAGACAAACTGCTCGTGTCTGCGGCGTTGGATCAAGCTTACAGCACCCGCACCGCCTGGTGGATGGTTGGTAGGAGCGCGTTGCTCGTTGCTGGGTTGCTTACACGTACGGCCAAGCGCCCCGACAAGGTGGAATACCCGCGGGTGTACGCTAGGACTTATGTCGATTTCCAAATTCGTTGGACTATGGCTGTCCTCGGCAACAGTGCCGGCGCCACCTTGTTGTTTGCGACCCTTCTAATGGTTATCGCGGCGTTCACCCTGTCCGCGTCAGCTTTGGCGCGCCTATTGATGGGCAAAAACGGTGGTGGCCACAACGGGTCTGCAATGGCGCATTAGTTGGAACGGATTTCCCGGTTCCTCATTGAATCGCCCATGAACCAGAGCCTGCCATGGCGGCCTTGACGCCCGCCCCCAGCAATAAGCGGCAATCCCGCAAAGACTCTGAATCTACCCTCATCATCCCGAAGTTCATTAAGACCATGCAGCCGACGTTGGTGGACGATCCGCCTGCGGGTGGCGCCTGGCTGCATGAGATCAAATACGACGGCTATCGAACGCAACTGGCGATCGCTGGCGGGCAGGTGAGGGCCTTTACCCGCAATGGCCACGATTGGACCAACCGATACCTTGGTATCGTCGAGGCGGCTGCCGGCATCGACTGCAGGTCGGCGCTGATCGATGGCGAAGTTTGCGTGCAGGATGATCTTGGGGTCACCGACTTCGGCCTCCTGCAATCCGCCATGACGAAAGAGCCGTGGCGGCTCGTGTTCTTCGCCTTCGACCTGCTGCACCTCAATGGCGTCGATATGAGGCGCAAGCCGCTCGAGGAACGTCGCGCCCATCTGCGCTGGATATTGGAAGGCAGCAGCACCAAGCACATCCTCATCTCCGACGAATATGACGGGGAGGGTGCTGACTTCTTCAAGCTCTCCGACCAGATGGGCCTTGAGGGCATTGTCTCAAAGCGCAAGGGCAGCACCTACACCTCTGGGCCGACGCAAACTTGGCTCAAGACCAAGTGCTGGCACACGGACACCTTTGACGTGATCGGTGTCGACAAGGGCAGCGACGGTATTCCCTACGCGCTCTTGGCCGATGAGGCGGGTTATCGAGGCGCGGCCTTCATATCCCTCCCGGCATCGCTCCGCGACGTGTTCTGGCGCTATGTCGAGGGCAGGGGAGTGGCAAAGGCCCCGATCATCGGCACCGGACGGAAGAAGGCCACATGGATCAGCCCAGGCTTGCGCGCCACGGTTCGCCACCTCAAGGGCAGCGACAAGCTTCGGCACGCGACCGTTGAAGCCATCGAGATCGATCCGGCCGATAGAGGCTAGTGCCGGTCGTTTGGCGAGAATTCCATGTCGTCGAACTCTCCCAAATATGGCTGGCCAGGAGGAACTGCCTCGCCCGGATAGAGGGCGATGACATCGATCTGCTCGCTAAAGAGGTCGACTCCGTCCCAGTCCCCAACCCTGGTCCAATCCCGTCGCGAGGCGAAATCCGTGGCGATATGGAACGCCCGGTTTTCGTCGCAGAGAAGGATCAGCAGGGTAGGGCCGCTGGCTAGGGCAAGCACGCGATAGAGCGGGTCAACTTCGCCCGTCACCATGTCGGCGACTTCCCAAAGCTCCAGGCCGCCAAAGGCAAAGCCTCGATCCTCTCCCTCGCCAAAAGGGGCAACGTCTTTCCACAATTCTCGCATCGTGATCGCTCCCATCTTGACTCTTGGGCTCACTCGGAATGAGAACATAATGAGAACAAACGACGCAGCGAGTCAATTCCCGAATGCCAAAGACCCCCAGCACTGGCTTCGCGCACCAAGCCTTCCTCTACGCCGTGGCGAATGCTGGCATGCTCGTCAGATGCGAGTGCAAGGCATGCAAGCGGGTCAGGCACTACCTGGCTTCCGATCTGGTGCACGTCTTCGGCGGCCGGGCTGTTGTGGGAGAATTGTGGGGTAGGTGCCCCAAGTGTGGGACGACCTTTAGATGGATCGAACAGGAGCGCTATCCCACCAGTGACGATGTTGGCCATACGCTGATCCGCAGACCCAATGGCTTCAGGTACATCATGCAATGGGTGGATGAGCACTACGGGCCGCCGGCAACGGGCCCGCAGCAACAATATCACCTGATGACCCCGATCAGTCGCCCCGACCTAAAGGCCGATTTGGTTACTCGGCGTCGAGATCCATCATAGGGAGGACGCCATGTGGGGTGATAATAAGTGGGACCCGACCAAAGCCACGGCTTTGGCGAAGGAATTCGAAGCCGAACAGCAGCGGAAACACCAGGAGAAATTGGCCAAGAACAAGGCAGATCGAGAGGCCAAGAGGCGTGCGGCCAAAATCAAGCCTCCCGAGGAATATCCTTGGATGAAGGACAAGCAGGGCGACTAAAGCGAGTTGATCAGTCCGTATCCTTCGACTTTAGCCGCTCACGCCGTTTGATCTCCCGATCGACCGCCTCGCGGATCATGTCGAGACGCGGCTCTGCTTCAGACAAGACGGTATCGATCTTCGCCAGCACGCCTTCGGCCAACGGGAGAGTGATCCTGTCTGGATATTCCTTCTTGCGTCCCACACGAGGACTTGAAGCGTATATATGATTTAGAGTCAAGCGTCACCTTTTCGTATGTACGGTATTGACGTTTATCATACATACGCTATATCTTCAATCATAGATACGATTGGAGGTGATGCAATTGACTTACGCAAGTGATCAGGCTGTGCTTAATGCACAGTTCAGTGCTGCGGAGATGGCGTATGGCACTGAAGCCAAACGGCAGCAACCACACGTTCTTATGCGACCCTCCGTCTTTCCAGACGGAGATATGTGGTGCGCACTGTATGGCGTGAATATTCAAGAGGGCGTGGCTGGTTTTGGCTCTACTCCCGAATTGGCCTGCCTCGCTTTCGATGCGAACTGGCACGAACAACGCGCCTCTATGGAGCATGCATCATGACCGACAAGTATAGAGACGCAAAACTTCTTGAGCACCACATTCCTGACAACTCTGAGGGCTACGTGCTGCCGGGGCGGCGCTCAGAAACCGCTCTTTCAAATGCACCTGACGATCATTTTAAAGAGCTTCGCGAGGCATATGGACTGCGCTGCATTGCGATGTCTGTTTATTCCAGTCGGGTGCACGTCTTCTTGAACCGGGAACAATCCTCGGGCGACGACGACTGTGTGTTCGGGTTTGGCTCGACTTTCAACGAGGCGTTCCAGAATGCTCTGCTGGAATTCGACCGGTTCGGGTTGCCTTGTCGGCCTATCATGCAGTCGAAGGGTGCAGAAGCGGGGCCCCTGAGCGAAGACATCCTGCGGCGCAGTGCCGCTATCGCTATGGATAAACTCAATGTTGCCGGCTTGTTGCACCCAACTCGCCCGTCCTCAGAGAAATTCGTGAGGGACTTGGCGAAAGCCATCCTCGACGAGGCTATGATTGGTGAAGCGTCCACACATTGCTATCCCCCTTCACATTGATGCGCTCGCGCAACGCGGGGACAATGGCACAAGTTCAATTCGATTCCACCTGAGACCATGCCGACAAAGTACCAATCCGACAAAGGCGATATCTCGCCGGTCCAGACTGCTGAGCATAAATTCCCGATCTATTTCTGTGAGGAGTGCAATGCACCCCATGCGGGCTTCGGGCGTGTTCGTGGGGAAGTCCGGCTGAGCTATTGCGGCTGGGATGGCCATCAGGGCGTGTGCGTCGGGAAGGGCAGGGCGGAGAACGCCAACTGA